TTGGGTCTCAGCGTTGTTTCCTTGTTCACACGGATTGCCGTGCGCAGAGGAGGTGTATTATCTCCTGAGGAAAGGGGAATTGTAATACACCCTTGATATGGAGCTGGGTTACACCTCTTGCTGAGCTGTGCACTGGACTCTGTGTCCTTGGTGCTTGTGACCTGGCCAGCGTCCTGCACTGGTGAGGTGTACGTGGCGAGCTGTGACGTGTGTCGCTCGCTGTGCTCAACGGTGGGGTACCCACATTCGTTGTGGTACCCATCGCTCCCTGACAAGGGATATCCCCCGACCCCGGGGGTACCAACACGGGAGCTGATTGCCGGAGGGGGTCCGAAGCGGGAGCTCCCTGCGAGAATAAATCCAGTGTCACTAAAAAATATTTTTGGTATTGTGATTTTTTTTAGGCCCCTATGAGTGTGGTCATCTATGTGATGAGTATGGGTGTTATGGTTGAGGAAGGGATGGCGTATTCTGGCTGAGGAAGAGGAGGTAGATGTGGTTGGCAGTCTTGGTGGGCGCTGTGTAGGTTCCGGGCTTAGCGGTGTGTGTAGGGTGGCCGGGGTAGGAATGATGCGGGTATTTTGGTTGAGGAGGAAGAAGTATGTATCTTTGGCGTGAGAAGTTTCGACATAACTGTTTGGTATTTATCGGTTAGATACGCGTTGCCCGGGATGGGTAGCGCGTATTTGTTTTATGTGTACCTTTGTGTTGCTGGGTTTTGAGCTTTTTCCCAGCACATCATATTTCCATTGGTTTATAGTATTACAGGTGCGCGTTGTCTGAGAAGATAGCGCGTATCGCTTTTATGCATATCTTTGCGGTAGGGGAGTCTTCCCCTCGTGTGTGCCATTGTTTGTATGCATCATCTCTATGTGGGGTGGTGCATACTTCTTTGATATGTATTATCTTTGTGGCGGTAGGTAATTAGCTTCATATTGATTGTTTAGTTAGGGTTACATGCACTACTCCTCGGGGTGGTGCATGTTCTTGTATAAAGGTGTATCTTTGCACTGTTGAGTCTCCCATACTATTTAGGTTAGTTGTTAAACTGGGTCTGCGCATCACTCTCATGGGTGGTGCGCATATCTTTTGTACCTTTGTGGTGTGGATATAATAGGTTAATTGGCTAATCAAGTGTAGCTTGATTTTGGTACGCACTGCCTGGGAAGGTGGTGCGTATTGCTTTTGGGGATTTGAGGAAGAGGTGGTATCTTTGCTGTGTAATAAATCTTATCGTTATTCTTGGGTTGTGGGATTAGTCCCATAATTTCCATTTCAAGTTTGTCTATCAGCTGTGCGCTACTCGGGAGAGTGGCGCATGGTGTTTTGGTAGGTTGGGGATTATATATACCTTTGTGGTGAAGGGTGGCGACCTTTCTGCATCGTATCTTATCTTTTATCTCTGCCCCTCGGGGCTTAGGGTGTGATCCAAAGGCTTGGGCCTAGCTGTGCTGGGTGGCGGTGCCGCGGTGGTTCGATTCCCCCACACTCTACACTGACTGGTACTGTAGGTACTCCTGACGAGGATAGGGTTTGATTCCCTACGGTCAGGTCTTATCACTGCTCTCTCCTCATGAGGAAGACAGCAACACATTGCGCTTGTAGGGCCCTATCCCCGAAGGCGCTGGTCCGCAACTGATAGGTCGGGAAAGCGGATAGTGGTGTGAGATAGCGTAGTTCTAGACTATAGCTCGGTACACTTTATTACTCACGAATGGGGGACACCAAAGAGCTACCTAAGAGCCCCTGCCAATCAAAAGGCAAACCGCAGCCTTTCCAGAGTGAGGTCGGACGATGACACCGAGGCCTCGCAATGACGCTCACCTTATCCCCAGGTGGGCGTCGCTCTTTTATACGCCACCACAATGTCCTCTTTCCTCAGGCCATATAGTTATGCCTTACCTTTGTGGCATAACATAGTACGTACATATATGGCAAAAGATAATCAACCACAAATATCAACACCTCTACGTGGTGCAGCTGACTCTACCAAGGTCAAGCGGTTCTACAGTAGTGGTAATGGTTCTGTCAATACTACTGGGTTTGGCGAGTACATAAGCCAGCCTAACAACGTAGCTAACGATGGTGACACCGGTAACATCGTCTCTAAGCTAGCTAATGCTGGGGCTATCGGATCTATCGGTGCTACGCTAGCCGCTATCACCGGTAGGGTAGGTGTCAATGCTGCCTACTCTGGTGGTAAGACTCTTGTGAAGCCCATTGCGAGGACTGCCTATGGTGTCGCCGCTGTAGGGAGGAACATCGCTGATAGAGCCATGAGGAAGGAAGTGATAGTACCTATCGGAGAGAATGCCGCTCGATATGCAAGTGAGGCTGAGAAGGCTGGCTCTTGGTTTGGCAAGGCTGCTAATGCTGAGGGAGCTATCGTCGGTGGTAAGGCCCTTAGGGAAGGTGCTAAGCTCGCTAAGTTTGCGAAGTACTCTAACATCGTCAAGAACTTCGGACCAGCGGCTACCGCTGTAAGCGCAGGGCTAGCGGCTCTAGCTGCCAATGCGTCACTACATGCAAAGTATGACCCTGAGAAGCTGCCCAGGTATCACACCGGTGAGATGGGTAGTGATGTCAAAGGCTATAGGATAGGTAGTCGTGCAGGGCTTGTAGACCCAAACTTCGTAGGCGACAATATCGTTGGTGGTGCGACTGAATTGGCTAGGACGATGATCAGTGGTGGCCAGCAGGTGAAGGGAGCCATCAAGAGTGGCGGAAAGGCTGTGATGAAGTTCTTTGGTGTTCCTGAGGAGACAGCAGACAAGATCGCTGGTGCAGGATCAAGGTATGCAGCTGGCATCCTAACAGGACCTCTATCCCATGACGCTGTCTACAATCAAGTTGATGGCTTCCTCAAGAGATATAGCACCGAGGGCGATATTGACCACGACAAGGTCTACGGAAAGGACACACGTGGCCGTATGATGGCAGACCTATTCGTCAGGGCTAAGCTCCGAGGTATGGAGGGTGTGCCTAACTCTTACCTCGCCGTCAATGAGGCAGATCGTGAAGCAGCTAAGCTCTATAAGGAAGGTAAGCTGGAGAAGGCCGCACTCGACCAGACACCTGCAGAGATCTTCTACAACCCATCAAAGGAGCGTGGCTATAACAAGGATCCCATGATGAACATGGCTGCATACTACCCAGGGGATGATAGGTACCCAGTCTATATGCACACCCTCAGGCAGGCATACGCTGAGAAGCACGCAGGCAACAACCCTAAGTCACCAGAGTATAAGAGGTTCGAGCAGGTCTTCGATAGCTATCTCTCCTCAACCGCTACTAAGCGAGGTGGCGAGAATGAGGATATCAGAGATGAGATAAGGAAGGAAGCATTTGACTACTATCACCAGAAGCGTAAGGCAGCCGCAGAGAAGCGGTATGAGCCTATCAAGAAGTAGAATGTAGTATCTTCGTACCATGATCTTGAATAGCAAGACGCTAAGCAAGGCGTTACGAGACCATTACATCGCGGTAGCCAAGACCTATGGACTCTCTCCCCATGAGGTAGAAGCCATCTACAATGGGTACTGGGCCGCGGTTAAGGATATAATCAAAGAAAGAAGCCCGAAGGCTGTGAATATCCACGGCCTGGGCGCATTTAGAAATAAGAAGAATGGAAGAAAGAGTAATCAAGACTGAAACGAGTGGTCTGCTTATCAAGGGCATGAAGCCATCGTTTAATCACGTGGTTGTGACACCGCTTGAAGTTGATGTTATCGCAGACAAGAACTTCATGAGTCGTAATCTCATCATGAAGTATCTTGACCCCAAGGTGACACCAATGCGTGTTGTCTATGTAGGCCCAAGTGTCAGGACCTGTGAGCCAGAGGATATCGTCCTTGTCAATGTCATGAGGTACTTCCGCGGTGAAGGTGAGCAAGCTCATATCGACTTGCCTGCCGTAGAGATCGATGGTATTCAGTGCCTCATCGTTTCCGAAGGCGACCTCTATGGAGTTGTCGATGCAGAGATCCTGAAGAAGGAAGTTATCGGTAAGGACTCATATCATCCAGACCATGTGCCGGTCGCTGGTCGCGAGACGATTATTGTCCCCGATAAGAAGATCATTATTCCAGATAAGAGTATCAAGCTATGATTAAGCTCTTCAAGAAAGAAGGGCTTGACATAGTGATCTCTGAGGAAGCCTACCTCCTCAAGCCGTTCGCCGATATCTGGAAAAGAGATAAGTCCAAGAATAAGGTCACGGCGCAGCTGGAGCTGGCATTCATATACTTCTTTGCCGACCCCAGGTCAGAGTACCAGATGTACACTGATCCTGAGGAAAGGACAAAGATGATCGTAGAGGGTTTAGGGATGGAGTCCGGATGGGCCCCATCCCCTCTCGTTACTGAGGCTATCACATTCTATGGGTCCTTCAAGCCTGCATCGGCCAAGATCCTTGAAAGCACAAGGATGCTTGTAAATAAGCTCTCTGCGTTCTTAGAGGAGATCGACTTCCACGCGGTCGATGATAAGGGTAAACCTCTTTATCAGCCTAATACAATAACTAACACCGTTAAGCAGCTTCCGGATCTTATCACCACGCTCAACAAGGTAGAGAGGAGTATGAACTCTGATATTGAGGAGAGCTCCGCTATCCGAGGTAGCATGAGGAAGGCTGTGGGTGAGGATGCCTTTGACTTTAGTGACGATGACGATTGAGCTTAATGAATATCAGACACCGCTAGAGGTCCTCACACCTGATATGCCTGAGGAGGTGAAGGAGCAGATGGATGACTTCATCCAGTCTGTCCCCTTCATCCAGCACCTCATAAGCCCACACCGCAAGCGCGCTAAGGACCTACCACGTGATGAGCGAGGCCGTATCATAGTAGACATAGCCCATCCTCACATCATTGAGGATATGGACTACTTCAGGCCCGCAGCCATACACTTCGAGAAGCACGGCTGTTACACCAAGCTCAAGCCTAACACCAACCCTTCGTCTCCCTTCGGGCAATGGCTTCGTGAGGAGACAAGAAGAGTCCTTGACGGCTACGTGCGCGAGTCTGATGGTGAGTGGATAACAGGCGACCTGTACTACTACCTCAACTACAGCCCTATCATGGTCTCTAGGATCAGAGAGGACCAGCCAGGTGTTGCTGACCGCGTGGAGGCATTCCCCGAGATGTGGGAGGGTGTGTACTGGAGATACCACTATCTATACCAAGCGCGCAACGGAGGTATGTACAATGCCTTCCAGGGCGGTAATCATGCCTTTGAGCTTGCTCGTCGTGGTGCAGGTAAGTCCTACTCTCTAGCCTCTCTTATGGCTAAGCGTCTCCTTGTTGGCGAGTCTAAGAAGGTTCAGAAGCGCGTGACCAGCGTTCTCCTCGGCTATATCAAGGAATACCTGCAAGACAAGGACGGTACGCTGTCTAAGTTCGAGCCTATGATGAACTTCGCTAGGTCTCATACCGAGTGGCCCAATAGTCTCGTGAGGAACAGCATGAGTGATATGATGTGGCGATGTGCATACGTCAATCCTCATACTGGTGCTGTCGAAGGGAAGAACAACGTGGTCATGGGCCTACCTGTCAAGGATGACGACTCTAAGGCGCGTGGTAAGCGTGGTTGGATCTTCATCGAGGAGTTCGGGTCCTTCCCCTCGCTCATCGATCTGTACAACACCATCATGTACTCTGTTGAGGAGGGTGGTGTGACCTTCGCGCTTATCTATGGGGTAGGTACGGCTGGTTCTGACGCATCTGAGTTCTCCTCAGCACAGGAAATCATGTACCACCCTGTTGCCTACAAGGTTTACAATGTGCCTAATGTCTATGACAAGGCTACTGGTGGTACCAAGGATCGCTTCTGCTTCTTCTTCCCTGCATACGTAAACCGTAAGGGGTGCTATAACAGCGATGGCGTATCTGACGTAACAAGGGCTCTCTATGAGATCCTCATGGACAGGTATCGCATCAAGTACAGCACTACCAACCAGGATACGCTGATACGAAGGATAGCGGAAATGCCTATCGTTCCTCAGGAAGCTATCCTGCAGGTCAAGGCTAGCTACTTCCCTTCTCACGCGCTGAGAGAGAGGCTTGCCGAGATAGACAATGATCCTTCCTTCTATGCAGGTGTCATCTCCTGCGAGCTATCACGCAAGGGCTATGACGTGAGTGTGCATCCTGTCAGTGACCTTCCCATCCGCAACTTCCCACTGCCAGACAATAAGTCTGCAGGGCATGTCGAGATCTTTGCTATGCCAGAGAAGGATGCTGACGGCAAGGTGCAGCAAGGTAGGTACATCGCTGGTATGGACCCATACGACAACGACCAGGCGGATACCTCCTCCTTAGGATCGTTCTTCGTCCTGGACCTCTTCACGGATGAGATCGTATGTGAGTACACAGGTAGGCCTAGCTTCTCGGATGACTTCTACCGCACGTGCTGTGACATAGCCATCCTCTACGACTGCCGTATATGCTATGAGAATAACAAGAAGGGTCTCTTCGCCTACTGCTCAAGGTATAACCTCACACACCTCCTTGAGGATACCCTTGAGTTCCTTCGTGATAGAGACCTCCTCAAGGCTAGGCCTATTGGTAACGCTGCTAAGGGTGTGACGGCTACTGCCGGTATCAACGCCTATGCTAGGAAGAAGCTGGCCGAATGGCTTGTGATGCCTGTGAGTGTCACACGTCAGACAGACGAGGGTGAGGTCTACGATTATGAGGTACCCAACCTATGCAGGATAAAGAATCGTGCTCTTCTTCAAGAGCTGATAGCCTGGAACGACATAGGTAACTTCGACCGCGTGTCAGCTATGGGCATCCTGATGCTCTACCGCGAGTCAATGCTCATCAATTTCCAAGAGCATGATGAGGAGAAGCAAGAAGAGATCGATCAGAAGATGAGCTTCTTTGATCGCAATCTACGTGGCGGTAGACGCAAACCTTATCTTTAAGCCTAAATAGTCTATCAGGGTTAGTATGAACGAAAAGAAACAAAAGGGTGGATTTCCTCAACAGAATCTCCCTAATAGCAAGAAGACACGTGACTGGTGTATCCAGTGCGTGGACTGGGCGAAGGGTACATCCTCTGTGGTTTCCTCATCGTCCGTAAGACACAGCATCGCAAGGAAGAAGATCAACTATGACCTCATGAATGGCATCATCCATGAGGAGGACATGGCGTCCTTCTTCAATCCTTATGGCTTCGCTGACTCCGATGCGCCTGGTAAGATTCAGCACTTCCCCATCATTAACTCTAAGATCAACGTCCTCCTCGGTGAAGAGTCGCGTAGGCCCTTTGACTATCGCGTCATCGTGACCAACCCCACCGCGGTGTCAGATATGGAGGAGATGAAGAAGCAGCAGGTGATGGAAAACATCATGGCTGTCATGGAATCAGGTATCACTGATGAGGCTGAGCTCAAGGAGGCCTTCAACGAGATACAGCATAGGTACGCCTATAAGTGGCAAGACCTGCGTGAGATCCGTGGTAATGCCTTCCTCAAGCACTACTCTTCTGAACTCTCCTTACCGCTGATGTTCAACAAGGGATTCCTTGATGCGCTCATCGTAGGTGAGGAGATCTATAGGTGTGATATCGTCGCTGGTGAACCTACTATCGAACGTCTCGACCCTATGAAGGTACGAGTCTTCAAGTCTGGCTCATCGGGAAGTATTGAGGATGCTGACATCGTCGTGGTGGAGGACTACTGGTCCCCATCGCGCATCCTAGATATCTATGGAGATAGCCTGTCAAGGGAAGAGATTGATAAGATACACTCTGGCTATTCCTCAGGACTTATAGGTGGAGAAGGAGACAACTTCACCGTCGCAGAGATGTTCGGTCGCTTTGGTATCCATTACTCTGGCCCCAACGATACAGCTATCTACAATGGCAATGATGTAGTCACGCGTCTCACGCCTTATGACTTCGAAGGTAACGTCCGCGTCATGCAGGTCTACTGGAAGTCCATCAGGCAGGTGAAGAAGATTACCTCTATCGATCCTATGACCGGTGCTGAGGTATCTACCCTCATGCCTAGTGACTACAAGGTAGACGAGCTTGCAGGCGAGACAGCGAAGATCATGTATATCAACGAGGCTTGGGAAGGTGTCCTCATCGGAGACGACATCTACGCTAACCTCGGTCCCAGGAAGATCCAGTTCAACAGGCTGTCTAATCCTTCCAAGTGCCACTTCGGTATAGTAGGTAGCATCTACAACCTCAGTGAGGACAAGCCCTACTCGCTTGTCGATATGATGAAGCCATATAGCTACATGTACAACCTTGTGCATGACAAGCTCAATAAGATCATCTACGACAATATCGGTAAGGTCGTCCAGCTGGATATGGCTAAGCTACCTGCCACCATGACCTATGAGAAGTGGTGGTCTGTCCTGAGGAAGATGAAGATGGTTGTCACCAACTCATTTGAGGAAGGAAAGACAGGTGTAGCTAAGGGTAAGCTAGCCGGCGCGCTGAACAACAATGTAGCTGCCTCTATCGACCTTGACCTCTCCTCATCCATCATGAATCACATCCAGCTCCTTACCTCTATCAAGGAGGAGATGTCTGATGTGGCAGGTATCTCTAGGCAGCGAGAAGGTCAGATCTACAATAGGGAGACTGTAGGAGGTGTCGAGCGCGCCACGCTGCAGTCATCGTACATCACCGAGTGGATCTTCACCATCCATGAGGATGTGAAGAAGCGCGCGCTAGAATGCTTCCTTGAGGTCGCAAAGATTTCACTACGCTATGGATCAAAGAAGTTTGAGTACATCCTGCCAGACCAGTCTAGGCAGATCATGTCTGTCGGAGGAGAAGAGTTTGCAGAGTGCGACTATGGTATCACTATTGATTCTTCTCGTGGGACGATGGAGATCAATCAGAAGCTGGATATGCTGGCTCAGGCCGCTCTCCAAAATCAGGCGATTGACTTCTCTGCTATCATCAAACTCTACCAGTCTACCTCAATATCTGAGAAGGCAAGCATCATTGAGCAAGGCGAGCAGGCTATGCGTCAACGTCAGGCTGAGCAGGCACAGGCTCAACAGCAAGCTGAACAACAGGCTGCAGAACAGCAAATGCAGCTCAAGATGGCTGAGCTCGATCTCAAGGACCGAATTAGTCAACGTGAAGTGGACGCCCAGCTTGAGATTGCTAAGATGAAGGAAGCGTTCGGCTTCGGTCAGACGATCTTCCGTATCGACGATGACGTATTCTCTGAGGAAGAGCAGAAGACTCTTGAGCAGTCCGATAGGCAGTTCGATGAGAAGATGAAGCTCGAGAAGGAGAAGCTGGAAGCGAACAACAAATACAAGCAGCGACAACTGGAGATCCAGGAGCAAGCTGCAAAGGCAGCCAGTGCCAAGGTGGTATCTGGTAAAAAGAAGTAGTTAATATATGAGTAACATTTTCGAGTTAAGGGATAAGATGACCTCCCTTACAGGTAGGAGGGATACGGACTTCCCAGAGTCCGCCCCACTCCGAGGAGATGAGAAGATTCCTATCGTGCAGGACAACGTCAATGTCCTGGCCACGGTAGCGGACCTCCTCTCTGTGGATCAGTCAACCTACCACTCCGTGCCGCCTAGCGTACGGACTATCGAAGCTCTGATGGATTACGTCGACAAGAAGCAGATCCCCTCGTTCAAGACGGCGGGATCTGTCTACTCATACTTCGATATGGACTCAGGTCTGTGGGAAGTGGTGAGGTACATCGGTGCGTCGACGCGATCTGAGGATGTTAAGAACGTGGGTAACTGGGAATGGCTCTCCTCAGGATCAAGTTCCTTCAAGGGACTCTTTGGTACGAAGCGCGAGCTTGAGGTGGCTGTCCGTCGTCCCAGGGTAGGTGATCACGCCTTCGTGGGTGAGACGCTCGTCACCTCTACGATGTACAAGTGCCGCATCGATGGCTTCTGGGAAGCATCAAGCACTAATCCCTTCCAGGACTTCATCTCCGGGCAGGGATACATCGTTTCTGAGCCTACCGAGTATTTCGGTGCTCCCATCGAGGAGATCATCGCTGACAGGGCTATCGCCGATAGTGAGGGTCATGTGATCTCACAGACCTATGTCACGAGGTGTATGCTTGAGGAGGCTGTGCAGTACGCAAAGGGTAATATCGGTATTGAGGATCTCTCTCCTGAGGTCATCGCTTACCTCATTGGTATCCGTACTACTGGTATCCTGCCCAACAGCGAGGACCTGAAGTTCAACGATAAGAACGAACTGTCCTTCGCAGACCGCAAGGCTTCAGAGACCGAGTATCTCGGGTATGGGTATGTCTACATGAGGAAGAACATAGTCGATAAGACCAACCTCCTCGAGCAGCACATGATCGATAAGGAGAACACCATCTATGATGTTCGCTATACCTACGATCTTGATGGGCAGACTATCAATATCCCTAGTAATACTGTCCTTGACCTCACTAGCGGTGGCGCTTTCAAGAACGGTAAGATCCGAGTCGGTGAGAACGTCGTTATCAAGGTCTTCCGTATGGACCAAATCTGCGTAGATGTCGAAGGTGATCCCAAGTACATCGATGCAGTGAGGAAGGGCGATAAGGGTGATCCCGGTGAGAAGGGTGCTGATGGCGCTCGTGGTCCACAGGGCCTCCCCGGTCGTGATGGCGCAGAAGGTCGTCCTGGACGCGATGGTGTAGATGGCAGGCCCGGTCGTGATGGTCGTGATGGTATCAACGGCTCTAACGGTGCTAATGGTAAGGATGGTGCCCCTGGTATCACCCCAAGGTTCAAGGTAGAGGATAATAAGCTCTATGTCTCTTACGACAATAAAAGGACGTGGGAATGGCTGTACACCTTCACTAGTGGTGGCGGTGTAGTACCTGCACCTGAGCCTAGTCCTACGCCCGATCCTACGCCTAAGCCTCCTACGCCTCAGCCGGATCCTACTCCTAACCCTCCTCAACCAGAACCAGAGCAGCCTTCACAGCCCTCATGCTCCTTCGTCTTCCTCAACCGCGCAGACTACAACCTTGCGTCGTATCACGCTGGACTACCAGAGGGGATCTACGCATACCAGGTCTGTGAGGAAGGTAATGGAAAGAGAAAGGACTTTGGCAAGATCCTGTCTGTAACTAGGATGCCTGAACGCGATAAGCCCAATGAGAAGTGCGGTCCTGAAGAGTTCGTAAGTCCTATCATCGAGAATGAGATTGCTGTCGACTACGTGGATGTAGTGCAGTTCGTAGAGGACGTTGTCCCCAACGGCACTCGTGGTGTCCTCTCAGTGCTCTTGAGGAAGGGTGAGGCACGTAGGTACGACGAGAAGACCATCGATGCACTCCTGGACAAGTACGCACGCCTAGAGCTCGCTACGTACTCTCTCTGTGAGGTAGTGAGGGACGGTAGGACAACGCTCGTCTACAAGCGCGTAGGTATCCTCGATCCTATCAACAACGATCGTGATGTCCTCTGCACTGTAGTAGATAAGGCCACCATCGTAAGAGAACTGTCAGCAAGAACATCTAACTTCCCATTTGTCAAGTATGTCAAGAATTAGAATTTGCAGGATCAACAAGCCCGGACATCCGCTCCATGGGCTTGTGGTAAACTACCGCGATGCCGACGAGAATGAAGGCGGTGGTAGTGGGGGTGACACCCCTGTAGCTACCGACAAGGAAGCTATCAAGAGCCTTATCTCTGAGGAGATGTACAGCGGTCACATCGGTGTAGGTGTACACCTCGTGGCTCAGGCAGAGGCTACCAATGATGGAATGAACAACGCTGTCGTGCGTCCTCAGCTCGGCTCTTACCTCGATATCACCGACGAGACCTTCAATAAGCTGAAGAATAACGTCAGCAGGCTGAAGATCAGGTGTGGTGACTTTGAGAGCTCCTTCAGGTTTGACTATAGGCCTCACCTTGACAGGGAGACCTATGACTTCCCTGATAACAAGACGATCGGTAACTTCGATCTCTATGGCTCAGCTGGCAGGAGACTCCACATTGACGAGTTCGTCTGGGGACAGATCCTCAACAACGCAGCTCGTGAAGAACGCAGGACGAATGTATTCATCCCTAGCGGCACTGGAGATAGGGACTTCTCGGCAATCACTGCTAGGAGAGTGGCACCAGATCAGCTTAATAGGATTGGTGATCTGTCTCTCAATAGCCCAGCTATGGTCGAGAAGTTCGTCCAGTCAGCTGCTCCTCTTCCTTATGGGCGTGCTAACTCAGTTATCCTCTCCAGGGAAGCTAACTGGGGTGATCTCATGATGCCTAACACCAACGCGTCAGGCTATCCAACACAGGAGGTAACGTACACCATTGAGTTCCTCGATGGATCTTCCTTCTCTGGCAGTGCTACCGTTGAAGTGCGTCCTACCTTCTCTACATATACAGCCTCTAGGCTTCTGAGGAAGGATGAAGATGGTTGGAGGTATGGCTTCATTAAATTCCATGCATGATAGAGCTCGCGTTTCAGATCGCAGTAGCAGTAGTAATACTAATCGTAATTCTAAGTATGACTAAGTTCAGAATATGTAGAATCGTAAAGCCAGGGTCCCCTCTCAACGGGCAGATCGTCAGTAAGGTACCTGTCCAGGATATCCCTAAGGAGGACACAAGCAAGCCTAGACCAGGAGAGCGCGTGTGGATGGACCTGGCTAATGGCGGTGCATCTGCCAAGCCTATAGAGAATTCAGAGCTGTTCTTCAAGTACAGGGTCTTCTCTTCGAGATTCACGAACGTTACCGAGATCCTAGTAGAAGACTCACTCTACATCGATAAGGAGAGGACGGGCTTGATAGACTCCATCTCACCAAGGTTCGGTCTCATGGAGGCTGATAGCAAGGGATCTCTCAAGGCTGTTGTCGGAAATAACAATGACGGTATCGCCATTAGTACTCAATTCGGCAATGATGTCGTAGCTGTAGCCGCTGCGCCACAGAACCTTACGCCTGTATCAGCTCACTTCGTGAAGCTGTCCAAGAGCCGCATCACTCAGCGAGACAAGTACGCATCAATGGCTCCAGCAGAAGCGTTCAAGGAGATTGCTAAGCAGAAGAACATCCCTAGCTCAGAGCTGGCAGGCAAGCAACACACGACGCAAGACTATAACTTCAGGCTTCCTTATGCGCAGTCTGTAGATAAGTCTGTCGAGTCTGGTGGGTATATCTTCACTGAGCATCGCCTTGACGTGGATCCTCGATATGGTAGGCTCTCGTACTTTGTGATTAGCAACCAGACTAATAATGAGCTCATCGTCTCGACGACTGCTCTCTAATGAATACTAGTATGGAAGAAAAGAATTATATATCATCGGTATTCTCGTTTGATGATCAAACAGGTATAGAGAGCCCAAATTACTCTCGTTTTGTGACGAGGCACCTGGATGACGCAAATCCAATCAACGCTATTTACGAGGATGATTATAGCAACTCTATCAAGGGGATGCCGAACCTCATCTTCCGAGGGGATCCAGGGTTGGTTCAGGATGACTTCCTGCACTGTGATGGTGTTCATAACTATTCCGGTACCGGTAAGTTCTTTAGGTTTAGCTACAAGGGTAATCCCTGGGAGCGCCTTGTCCTAGACATGTTCTCTGAAGGTGAGCACGTCTATCACCGTGAGATCGACTTCGCTACGATGATGGTCTTCGGAGCCTTAGAGTCTGTAGGTAGCTATTCAAATGCTGTCACAAGCCCAGAGGCCCATAAGTGGATTAAGGAAAGTCAGGAGAACGCAAACAACGTTCAGCTTTTTCAGACTCACTTCTCCATGAAGCTCAAGCGAGGTGACGAGGATACAGAGACCAGACTACCTATCTTCAGGGAGATGAAGGCATACCCTTCTACGCTGTACTACAAGTCCCCACTAGAGTCAGGTAATCAGACCTATGATGCGTACAACCCACTCTTTGGTGGGTATCTGCGTCTCATCTATGCTCTCCCTGGAAACGATCACTCCAAGGAGATCATCAGGCATCTTGTAGAGACACTGAAGAGATACCCCATCGCAGGAGAGATCACTAACCTCTTCGGTAGCGAGCGTCTCGACCTGGGTAACTTCTCTATCGATCAGTTCCAGAATGTGGGCAATCACGTCCCTGAGGATATTGAGGAGGTAGTGATGACTATCCAAGGCACGGAGACTAACGCTGTCAATGGTGGTATCAATGCTAGAGCAGCCTTTGCTTTTGCTAAGATTAACCCAACGATCAACATCGTCAGTGGTCACATCAGCAACTGCCATGCGATGTTCAAGGGTACACGTGGTACGACCACCGATCCTGAGAGGAAGAAGAATGAGGTGTTCTTCTCTCCTTGCAAGCTGAAGATCAACGTCAATGGTCGTAAGAGTGGTAATGACGATGGCAACTTCTTTGGTCTCGTGCCTACCACCATCGCTGACTGCTTCCGTAATTCCTTCCTCAACCAGAAGAGTTACGATGCTTTCTTCCTCAATGCTAACTTCAGGCACTGCCGAGACTTCGCTGGTGCTTTCGCTGAGCAGGTCTTTAACAGGGTCTTCAACGCCGAGGAGGATGGTTTTGCTCCTGAGATGGTAGGTCACGGCTCTTTCGGTGACTACGGCAAGATCACCATCAAGGATCCAGCACTCTATGATGAAGCAGGGTTGCGTAGGGTTAATCCTGTGGCGTTCACCGTGTGGTATCCAAGTATGGGCGAGTACGGTGAGGGTGACAAGCGTTGGTCAGTAAATCCTATTGGAGGTATCTCTGGTATGTGCAAGTACTCTCACGTGGCTGTCATCGAACCGATCATCGATTGTACTTATCTTTACACTGACGCTCAGCTTTATCAGGCCTTCCACTGTCCTCCCGGTCAGATTAACTGGCCTGGCTATCGAGGTCTGAGGAGCCAGATACAGAGTCTGAGGCTTAGGAACCTAGGTAATAGGAACTACAACTTCGCAGGGACTGTCACCGACTGGGCTACGACCAATAACCCAGATTGGAACCTTGAGTCTCTTGATAGAGAGTCTGTAGTCTACCTCCTCAATAACATGAGAGATCAGTCTCGCTACGTCAATGGTAAGGAGGACGAGCTCTTCCTTCTCGGTCCATCCTTCAGTCTTAGGATCCCTGAAAAGTGGGAAGCCTACATGACTGGTTACATGGTTGGCGGGCTCATGAGGAAGGGATGGAGAGTCTATGTCGGCAATGATACCAAGAGCCTTGAAGACTACATCGTCTGCACTGAGGAAGAAGAAGAACCAGATTATTTATAGAATATGAGTTGCGGATGTAACAAGGAGGTGTATAAGCGACCTGAGCGTGAGCCTAAGAAGGTTCACGTCGAACAGCTTTACAGGCGCATAGAGCAAACGCCTTGCTCAGTAGAGAGCCGGAAGCCTGTCTATCCTCAGACCGTCATGCAGGCTGTCTTTGATGGGTACACAGGCAAGCGTCTCGACTATGTCCTCGCAATGGCTAACCATATCTACCTTCCCTGGCGAGGATGCCTCAAGGACACCCTTAGGCAGATCCCACGCGGCGTTCGTCGTCGTGGCCTCGTAATCACCACGGTAGATGGTGCAGGCCAGGTGATCACAAGGCAGTACACCGGCTCTTGTAGCGATGGCTGTAAGGAGATCACCAATCCTAAGTACTGGTCTCCCATCGGCGCTAACAAGGACACGTTCTACAAGCCCTACAACATCAGGATGCAGGGTCAGAACCTCATCACCGAGTTCATCGATGACCGCGGTAAGCTCCACGCTCTTCAGACGAAGATCGATGGGCTCTTCCGCTACGAGGTGAAGACCAGGGCATTCCTTGGCGTACCTGAGATGGCTGAGGAAGGAGTAATCTACCTTGTGCCTAACGATGATGCTCCCGGCACGTTCCGCGAGTTCATGAAGGTGAGCTACATGAAGAATGGCCAGCTCGTACATAAGCTCGAGCAGTTTGGTAGTGCTTCAGGTATCTGTAATCGTCAGGGTGGTCCAGACAGGAGCCTCAAGAGCGTAGTCTACGAGAATGGTGAGCTTGTCTTCCGTGTAGGTCTTAGCCCTGAGGTTGACGCTGATGGTTCCCTTGATGAGGTGCTCCGTGTACCCTTCACTGTAGAGAGCGGCAATATCGAAGCCCTGGAACGTAGGGTCAAGGTCCTTGAGAACAAGGAGGACAAGGATACGATCTTTAACCCTTCTTCTCTCCTCAAGACCATTGAGGACCTGACGAACGAGTTGAAGGCTGTCAAGGCCAAGCAGGCAGAGCTTGAGCGCAAGCAGGATGTGTATGCAGTATCTGGTGAGTGGGTCGATGACGACACCATCAAGATCCAGAACAACAACGGTACTAGCTTCCTCATCTCCAAGAATGTCGTGCAGGAATGGCGTGAGCTTCCCGCTAAGACAACCTTCGATGCTCCCCTGCCTGTAGAGTGGGACACGGCTACCGATCCTACGCTGTATGCTGATGAGTCAACTGTAGTGCGCACCGCCGTCCTCGGCAAGCGTGTCCTCATTGAGGAAGAGCTGTACCGCAATGGCAAGCCCACAGGGACCAAGCGTACGAAGAGTGATGTCCATACTCCAGGTGTAGCAGAGATGCGTAGGCGTGGCGCTAAGAAGCGTCCTGTGGTGACTACGCAGGTAGTGGTAGAGAAGGAAGCTGTACAGCCAGGACCTAACGGACCTGATCAGTACGACAACAACGCCTTTGAGGATGTCATCGTCACCATCCAGCCTGTAGTCGGTGAGCGTCAGCGCAACGTCACCTACACGCTCATCGATGGTGTACGACAGGATAACCCTCAGTATGGCGAGTGGACTGTCACTAAGCCAGCTAAGCCCGGCTACAGGGTCGTAGGTAGGAAGAAGAGGCCAGTGGCTGAGACCTACACTACCTACCTCGGCAAGTACCCTCACAGGAGTGGTATCGGTGAGGAAGGGCATCCTATTACTGCAGCTGACATCAAGGCTCTGACGGCTACTGTCGCTTCCTCACCTGCAGAGGTGTTCAAGCAGATCACTGTGGTGTCTCACGAGAACTCTAAGTTCTCTTACGCATATCCTAAGAGTCTGGGTGCTGTCACCAAGATCATCGATGGTTCGAATGATGATATCAGGGAGAACTTCGATGAGACCACGGTAAGCATTGATGGTGTTGACTACCTCGTCTACACTATTGCAGCACCATTCGGCTCTACGCGTAAGCTCCAGGAAATTCCATTCACTTTTATTAAGTAATATACATGGCAAGTAATTTCAAGAACGTAGCCATCACCTTTGGCTATGAAGGGGATCTCCCCAACTTTGAGCGCGACCAGTTCGCTACGCTCTCAGACATGAAGTCTGTAGTTGATACTATCGACGAAGGTCACATGTCCTTCTGTAAGGAGACGAAGAAGCACTATGTCTTCCAGTCCTCTAACTCTCTCGATGCTACCACTGGTAAGTGGAGGGAGATCGCTGACCCTGCAGTTGTAGAAGCCAGCAAGCAGTCGGTAGAGACGCAGAAGCAGAAACTCCAGTCTATCGAGGGTACCGTCAATCAGCAGAATCAGACCATTGCTCAGGCTAAGGGTAAGGCTGATGAGAACGCTGGTAAGATTGCTACCCTTGAGTCTACGATCCATCAGCTGCAGGCTAAGATCACTCAGCTTGAGTCTACCCCAGCGAAGGAGGATCAGATCACGTTCGTCGACTCGCTTGAAGCATACCAGGCTCTCCCCGAAGCTACGAGGAAGAAGAGGAACCACCTCTTCGTAATCGGTAAGGCTCCAGAAGCATAAACACTATGAAGGTGAACGTAACCCTACTGTTGATAGCTATCACGTTATCGGCGGTAGGGTACGCCTCCTTCCTCAGGAACGAAAACCAGAGACTTCGCATTGAGGAAGAGAGAGCGTATGGAAATCTTCGCGCAGAGATAGCGGCATCAGATAGCTTGAAGAATCAGAGCAAGCTATACAGGATGACTATCGACGAGCTCGAGCAGAGAGGCGATAGCATTAGCATAGCTCTCCTCAAGACCAAGAAGGAGCTGAAGGTAAAGGATAAGGATCTAAAGGCTCTCGCCGAGTTCAGGTCTGCATTCTCGACTAAGGATACCTTGGTTCTGCGCGATACTATATTTGCCCCTGGGGTCTCCTTAGATACTATCTTAGGAGATGAATGGTACAAGCTAAGGTTGGCGTTACGCTACCCAGATACTCTAAGAACGGACCTGTCAGTGCTGTCAAAGAAGCACATCGTAGTACATACACGCAGGTTTATTCGCAAGCCATCGAAGATCTTCTTCATCCGTTGGTTCCAGAAGAGAAGCACGGAGATCATCGTTGACGTTAAGGACTTGAACCCCTACATTAGTGAGGAAGGTAGTAGGTTCGTTGAGATTGTAAATTAAAGATGCATGAGTTTATCGTTAGCAGTATTATCAGCATAGTCACCTCGACTATCAGTGCCTTCGTGACGTTCATCTTCACCAAGAAGAAGTACCAAGCGGAGACCGGAGCGATCGAGGTAGCTAACATGAAGGAGAGCCTTGAGTTCTATCAGACGCTCTCCGAAGACAACAAGAGGAGGCTTATAGCTCTCCTTGAGGAAAACGAGAAACAGCGCGAGAGCATCGAGAAGCAGCGCGAGGAGATCAGCAGGCAGAGAGAAGAGATCTCAGATCTCAAGGCTCAGATCGCCGAGCTGGCTAGCCTCGTGAGAGAATCGACAAAGAATCTCGATGCTAATGCTGATCAGATACCCTAAGGCTTATGAAGATTGAACTAAAGAGAGTAGCGCTCAAGGATACGTACACTATCGGTAAGCTATACATTGATGGTGTGTACTTCTGTGATACGCTAGAGGACAAGGTCAGGGACCTGAATGAGAATGGCAGGTTTGACAATGGCGAGCGTAAGGTCATGCATGAGACCGCCATCCCCTATGGCAAGTATAAGGTCGTTGTCAATATGTCCCCACGCTTCGGTAAGGAGCTTCCTCGTCTCCTCAATGTCCCCGATTTTGACGGCATCCTTATCCACGCAGGCAATAACAAGGACCACACGTCCGGCTGTATCCTCGTAGGTAAGAATAAGGTCGTTGGTGGACTTGTAGACTCTAAGGCCACGTCTGAGGCTCTCACAGCCCGCCTAAAGGCTTCTCAGCAAAAAGGTGAGGAAATATATATCTTTATCACGCGAGGCTAACAGAGCGCGTTTCTGAGCCTTGTAGTACATATTAAGAGAAAGAACATGAATCCAGAAGAATTTAGTCTTGCTTCATTTGGTCTTGAGGACGGTAGGTACGAAGAACCTGCAGAACCCCAAGGTGTAGCAGATGTCAGTTCAGGTGGGCCAGTAGGACTTCCTGATATCTTCCTCAGAGGCGAGCTCAGCGAGCCGACTCCCGAAGAAGGCAACGCTGAACCTGCACCCCAGGAGCCACAGCAAGGCGAAGAACCAGCTGTACCGCAGCCCGAAGAACCAGGCGTAGAACCTATCCATGAGGAAGAAGTCAAAGGTGATAACCTTGGCGGAGACGTATACTCTGCGTTTGCTCAGGACCTCGTAAGGGAAAACATCCTGAAGTCCATTGACCTCAAGGAGATCAGTGGAGAGCTTACCCCAGAACAACTGTCAAGCCTTATTGACCAGGAAGCGGCTAACCGCGCTGGCGATAAGGTTAAGCGTTTTGAGGAGGCTATGGCTGCAAACGTCACTGTCGATGAGTACACACAGTACTCTAATATCATCGATACCCTGAGTAGTATTGACGAGGACCAGCTCACCAAGGAGAATGACGCGCAAGCTGAATCCACCCGACGTGAGCTTATCTACATGTCATATATCAACAAGGGGTTCTCTGAGGAAAGGGCAAAGCGCGAGGTAGAGAAGTCTATCAATGCCGGCACTGATGTAGCAGACGCTGTCGATGCCCTTCAAGACTGCAAGGACTTCTACGTGAGGTCTTACAACAATCTCCTTGCTCAGCGAGAAGCTGAGGCTAAGGAACAGCAGGCTCAGATCGAGATGCACGCACAGGCTCTCCGTTCAGCTGTGTTAGAAGATAACTCTTTCTATGAGACGCTTGGTGTAGATAACGCTATCCGTGATCTCGCATACAAGGCTCTCACAGAACCAGCATACAAGGATAAGTCCACTGGACAGACGCTCACAGCACTTGAGTACGCCATGCAGAGTGACCCTGTGTCATTCTCTCGCAATGTAGGCGTGCTCTTCGCTCTGACGGATGGTTTCAAGGACTTGTCTAAGATCGGCCAGAAGGCAGTGCAGAAGGAGGTCTCCTCAAAGATGTCTGCCTTGGAAGCTAAGCTACGCACGCCAGAGAGGCGTGGTAACTCGCAACTAGTAAGCAGTGGTGGGCCCATGGCTTATCTACCAGATGGCACCCCTGTTAAAATCAGATAGTAAAATATATGAGTAAGTTAATTCAAAATGGGCTCCAGCCCTTACAGGTAGCAAGGACCTCTGGGTGGAATGGTCTGACGACTGAGAACCACCTCGCATCCATTGGCTATCGTTCACCCCAGCTTCTTGCAGACTTCATGGTGAACCTTGTGTCACGTAACTCGAAGGGTAGTAACCTCGAGGCTTTCCTGCGCAAGTTCCCCATCAAGTACGTAGAAACGACCAACGACTACGAATGGGACGTTGTCGGCGGCTACAGGCGCAATATCCCTCTGATCCAGGCTCGCGACGAGAGCGGTGCTATCATCGACGAAAACTACGGTAACGTCGGTCGCAACTTCTCTCCCTTCTACCTGGTCTTCCCCGAAGACTACTTCTTCAAGGGTGAGATCATCATGGGTGAGAAGAACGAAGTCTATCCTCTTCACATCCAGGATCACCCTGTCAACGAAGGCTCGCAGGTTGTCTACCGTGTAGTCCTCGCTAACGGCGATGAGAATGGTATCCCTGCAAGGGAGCTTCTGGAAGGTCGCAGGTTCAGCTACTCTCACACGATCATCGAGAGTGAAATGTCTCGCAGCGTTGGTGGTATCCGCTTCGGTGAGGCCAACAGGATGCGCAACAACTTCACGAACATTCGTCTCGACTATAAGGTCGCTTCTGAGCGTTTCGTCAAGGAGAACAGTGGTATGATGTTCCTCTATCCCTTCATCGACCCCGACAACGACAACAAGGTTGAGATCAAGGAGGCATGGGTACACTACACCGAGTGGCTTGCTGAAATCCAGTTCCGCGAAATGAAGGCTAACATGCTTGCCTATGGTCGCTCTACCAAGGGTGCTAATGGTGAGTTCACGCTCTTCGGTGCTTCCGGTAACAAGATCAAGACTGGCGCAGGTCTCTACGAGCAGATCTCCTACGGCAACCAGCACTACTATACGAAGTTCAACATCGAGATGTTCGAACGCGCACTGGTAGACTTCTCTGTCGACAACAAGGAGTTCGGCGAGCGTAAGTATATCCTCCGTACCGGTGAGTATGGTGCTATCGCCTTCCACAAGGCTGTCTCTGACTCCGTCAAGGGCTGGGCTTATATCGGTGATGGTAACGCTCCCGCTGTTACGAGGACGAACAGTCCTTACCACGACAACGCTATGTCTGCAGGCTACCAGTTCACTGAGTACCGCGCTCCTAACGGCGTGACGATCACTCTCGACATCGACAGCATGTACGATGACATCGTTCGTAACAAGATCTCTCACCCCCAGGGTGGTACGGCGTTCTCTCACCGCTTCGACCTCTTCGACTGCGGTACGACGGATAACCCCAACATCCAGCTTGTACAGCCTAAGGGTGCAGAAGAACACCGCTCTGTCATTGTGGGTACGACGAGGTACAACGTCGCAGGCACGCTGATGAGCCACGCTCTGAGCGCTTATGGTGGTGGTACCTACCAGCACTCTGCTAACGACGAGGATAGCGTACAGTTCACTCGCACCGCTACGATGGGTGTATGTGTCCGTGACGCTTCGCGCGTAATGTCGTTCATCCCCTCGATCCTCAGGGACTAAGGCTAACTAAGAATACATAGAATAGAAATGGCAAAGAAATCAACCAACATCGAAGAGTCCGTCCTCGTGAAGAACGAGGGCGGGTTCTCGCTACCTAATAGGAGGGTCAATGTCACGATGATCCCCAAGAAGACCCCACTGGTAACCAGCAAGAACCACGTTCTCGCTTCCGGTAGGGCTCCTGGTGCGACAGTGACGATCTGTGTACCTGTTAAGATCGATGGATCCTACGTGCAGGTTCTGACTGAGGAAGAGCAGGAATGCCTTGTTAAGCTGATGGGTCTCCCCAAGGATGCCCTTTCCAGCTACCTCAGGGTGAACAACTACTGGGATAACTACTCTATCAAGCTCAACGCTGAGGATAAGTCTATTGACCTCAGCACGCCTGAAGGGTACATCGAGTACAAGGTCCTTGCAGCCAACAAGCATATCATTGCTACGTCGGCTGAGGAACACAGGAAGAATCCCGACTCTGAGCATCTGTACCTCCTGTCGTTTGAGGATGAGCGTGCTAAGCGCATTGAGGAAGAGGCAGACCTCTCTATCAACGCTATCATGCTTCTCAATGGCATCAGGGATGACCGCGACACTATGCGTGCCGTTCTGGAGCGTCTCACAGGCGCTGCACTGTCTCTCAGGGTTGATAGGTCCTTCCTCCTCAACAAGCTGACTAAGGTCGCACAGGAGTCGCCCAAGCGCTTCATTGAGGTAGCAGGTAATGAGAACCTCGCTTCGATGGTGGTCATCAAGAAGGCTGCAGCTCTCAAGCTCATCTTCAACAAGGGTGGTAAGTTCTATCGTCTGGATAACACGCCCATCTGTAATGTAGATGAGGAGCCAACGCTGGAGAATGCATCAGCATATCTCTCGCGTCCTCAGAATCAGGAGGAGCTCCTGACTCTCAAGGCTAGTATTAAGGAAGCAGAAAAGTAGACTATGACGGTACAGGAGCTCTCTCACGAGTTTGATCTTCTATACAACAACCTGTCGAGCAATGGTGCTCCAGGTCTTAATGAGTATGAGAAGAGTCGCCTCCTGACAACAGCACAGGAACAGGTCCTCTCCGCTATCATCGGCGGGGAGGATCTCCCTGGTCTGGACGGCTCCGATGAGAACAGGTCTCGTCTGCACACTCTCCTCAAGGACTACGAAGCTGTAGCGTCTGTCACGACAACCACTAGGGAGCTGAAAGGCATCCAGGGCGTGACAAGCTATTCTAGGTTCTTTGCCACACCAGAGGATATGATACAGCCTCTCTACGAGTACGTCAGTGGTGTAGGCGGTTGCGCTATCACAGTCGCACCGGTAAGCCACGACAAGATCGCTAAGAGGCTTGTCAATCCCTTCTCAGGTCCTACCATCCAGCCACTGCGCCTTATGGCAGGTGGCATGGTAGAGATCATCTACAAGAAGGATTTCTCTGGCTACTCTATGCGTTATCTTCGCATACCAAAGCCAATCATCTTGGAGGATCTCCAGGATGGGCTCACAATAAATGGAGAGACGAAGGCTCGCACTAGTGAGCTCAATCCGTACCTCCACCGGTCTATCGTTTTACAGGCCGTGCAACTAGCACGTGCCGCATGGAAATAATTATTTATGGGTTACAATGTTAATCAGGTGCGACAGGTCTATGTCGCAAATAAGGTTGAGCTGGCCACTGGCTTTGGTCCTAGTGATCATCTCCCCGAAAAGGGCGACCTCGGTGAGGCTAGGCTGTTCATCAATGACGAGGGCGGCTACATGTACTTCGAGTATCGCACGCACAATGGTATCGTCCGCACTGACGAGATTCCTCTGGCGAGCATCAACAAGATCCGCCTCACGAAGAAGGAACAGCTCCGTCATCACAAGGATTGCTACAAGATCACGATCCCTGCTACGTCTACGGTAGAAAAGCAGAATGTCGACATCTATGTTGACATCTTCGGTGTTTACACGAACACGCAGCTGAACAAGATCACTGAGTCTATCAACTTCGACTACGATGATAGCTTCAACCTCGACAAGGATAACTTCCTTCTCGCTGTTCTTGATCTCGCCAAGAGGCTGTATCAGATTCGTGAGAACGCCGTTCAGGTATCCATCGACACCGCAGGTACAGAGGATACGATCGGCACCCTCGTAGAAGTCACGCACGATATGACGTTCGACCAGCTCAAGACCGCTGTTACGAACATCAACGGTCTTGTCCTCAAGGAAAACCAGACGTTCTTCTACAACCCCGCTCACTCGGCTCCCACGTACAGGCTCAGCTTCAAGCCTCGTGTCATGATGACCGGTGCATCAGACAACACGAACATCGTCTGCAAGCGCGTCAAGCTCGACTACACGAATGCTGACAACTACGAGATCAACGGTCCTGTAGTAGCAGACATGGAGCGCTTCCACTTCGGCTTCCGTGGTGATGAGTACCAGGGCCTGGGTCAGGGCTACAAGCTCCCTGTGGGTATGGTAGCTGATCCTACGCAGGAGTACGACGCTCTGGATATCCACTATGCTCACCTCGGCTCTGGCACTCAGACCTACCGCAGTGAGAAGGATATCACGCTCTACGGCAAGTACGATGAGCTGAAGGCTCTCCTGGATGGTAAGTTCAAGGACGCTATCAAGAAGGAGCTTCATCCTGCCAAGGATGGTGTCGCCATTCTTGACGAATGCTAACCAACCTCATGTAGAATCTGGGGGGTCATCTACACCTGTAGGTGGCCCCCTTATTTCTTAAAGACAAATGATCGAGATCAATGAATTGCTGGTAGACACCAGGGTAAATAAACTAATCATCGACATCAGCGTATCCTCACTCTGTTACTATGATAACATGTGGTTGAGGAAGGTCAAGGTCACTGTTGGGGACAAGGTCAAGCATGAGCAGGATATCTCTGCCATCCCTGAGGATATCGCTACAGCTAACCTATGCCGTGAGTTCTGTGGTGTCCTCCCTACTGAGTCTGAGATGGCTCATAACGACCTGAGGAGGAGGAGAGCACGTCTTGAGCTGAGACTGGACAAGATCAACGCTAACGCCACTGACCTCTTCCTCATTGACGTAGAGCTTGCTGGTGCACCTATGGAGAGCACGCCTTGTGGTCTCGACAAGAACAAGTTCCAGCTTATCACCTACGATGAAGGGGTCTTCTATCGTCGCGTGAAGAAGAGCATGGGTGTTGGTGAGGAAGGTAAGTATAACAAGTCAGCTGTCATTGACACCATACTCCTCATGGAGGGTATGCGTGCCGCAGTACGTTGTGGTGATGTCAATGCAGCTAACCGCTTCTGGGGACTGGTTGGTGAACCTGTTCCTGAGGAGAAGAAAAAATGTAGTAGTTGCAATGACCGATAGAGAAATCATAGATCTCCTACTCGACTATTACGATGGTCTGAGCAAGGGAGAAGCAAAGGACGACAAGGATACGCTCATCGCTATAGAGGTAGCTATCATCGACAGAACCTCGCTAGGTCTCTATGCCACGGTAGAGGAATACAGGTCGATGCTCTCTATCCTTTCCTCAGAGCTATCTTTGTGTGGGGTTGACTTCGGCGCAGGCGATCTCATCCTCAATGACCCTGTAGAATCTAACAGGAGGCTCAGGGTCACACAGCGTTGCGAGATACGTGTCGCTGACAATACCTTTAGAATTGAAGTGTAATGGCAACGTACAGAGAACTCATATCACTGATAACTGATCAGGTCAAGGGTGGCTCAGATGATTTCAGCTTCACCGACGCACACATCGCCTTCCTCATAGACAAGTATCGCGCCCTCCTTATCGAGAAGAAGTACAATGGCAAGGACCCAGGTAGCGAGAACAAGGTAGAGCTGTGTGTTAAGCTCAAGCTGAAGAGTATCGACAAGTGCAAGAATATCTTTGAATCTGTGAGTGTCGATAAGCTACCATCAATGATCGGTGACTACAACATCGAGGCAGGGGAGCTCACTATCAGCTCAGCTAATACAGACAGATTCAGGCATGCATTGTCAGGTGAGTTCGCCGCTAAGACTATCTACGGTACCATTGGCGGTGACAGGCATCTCAAGCTCAAAGGTCTTGATCCAAGGATGAAGTATCTGAACGAGGTGCGTATCACCTGCATGCCTGCATCCATCCCTGACAAGAAGCTCCTCTGTGATCAGTCTGAGGAAGGACAGGGAGGAGAGTGCACTGATAGCTATGACATCACCATTCCTCTTGAGGAAGGGCTAGTGATGCCTCTCATAGACGCTGTGAGGAAGGATATACTTTCTACGATGTACAATGCCGATGACTACAAGAACAACGGCATGGACGACCTCCCAGATGTCTACACGCTTGCATCAGCCATCTCTCGTCAGCTGAGGAATAGGAAAGCCAAGTGATGAAGAGTATAGGAAGTAAAGAGATCTATCCCTTCCTCAGGAAGGACCTCAAGAAGAAGGTAAAGAGGGATATCTTCATAGACATAGTGAAGGACCTTAACGCCGCTCTCTTTGAAGTCTTGCTTGAGGAAGGGATGGTTCGCCTTCCTTTGGACTTAGCTGTTCTCTACCTTGAGCTCAGGGAGTATGAGCCTAGGCTTGTCAATGGTAAGCTAGTAGGGCTTCCTCCTATCGACTGGGCAAAGACCAACGAGATTAGGAGGAGTGGCCATAAGGGCTTTGTGAGACAGGACTGGAAGCAGAAGCTGATACTACGTAGCAAGAAGTCCATGAGGAGGCGTACAGTAATGCGCCATTACCTCTTTGAGTATTACAGGAGTGCGAAGACTCGCCTCCGCGAACATGAACAAAGACTAATATATGAACAGGTACATAGGTATTGATAGCCTCCTTTCTAGGTTGTCCAGGAATCCAAACTTGGCTACCCTGGACAAGGAGGCTGTTGCTGAGTACGTAGCTAGCTTCACGAGGAAGTACGCTGAGCCCGACAGTCTTGATATCTATGAAGACGAGGTGGAAATCAAGGCTTTCCGTGGTAGGCTACCTAAGGACTGCCTCAGGCTTCAGACCGTGCGTATCGGTCACATCCCCATGAATGAGGTGAGGAGAAGCGGACGTATAGGGAGGTACGAGTACACCCTACGCAATGGCGTTATGCAGTGTGGCTTTGAGAAGGGTAAGATCGACATCTCCTATCTGGCTATGCCGGTAGACGAGGATGGCTTCCCCATGGTCTATGAGGATGAGATGCTCATTGACGCTATCCTAGCCTACATCAAGATGGACCAGTACAAGCTCCTCTTTGATAATAACAAGATCAGCAGGGAGTCATCACATCAGGCACAGCAGGACTACGCATGGGCTGTTGGTCAGTATCTTGCATCACAGAGGATGCCTACACCTGAGGAGATCATCGAGATCGGTATCAGGGCTAGGTTCTCCGACATAGGTACCAAGAGACGATGAAAGAGAAGGTTATCCGCCTAATGGCACGAGGCATGGCGCAAGACCATGCTGAGGCCAGGGCATCAAACGATCTAGCCTACGAGCTGAGGAATATCCGCATCTCCTCAGACGGTAGTAACACGCTCTTCTCTATAAGCAGCATCAAGGGGACAGAAGCCAAGAGCTCTGTCCCTGGCCGCGTTGTGGCTACCACTGTGATAGGTGACAAGGCTGTTATCCTTAGCAAGCTCGGCAAGGATGGTATGGTCTTCGTCTTTGATGGTGAGAACATCAAGAAGATCTACCAGACAGAGATGGACCTGAGCGACAACGTCGATATGATCGGTGTCGTCGAGCGTGATGATATTGAGAAGGTCTACTGGGTTGATGGTGTCAATCCTCTTAGGTCTTTGAATATCCACGACAAGCGTCTTGCCACCAATCCCGATGTTGACTACATCAATAACACCTGGTCATTGACTTTTGAGGAAGAGGTAAATGTCACACAGAGCTGGGGTCGTGGATCAAAGCTGCATAGTGGTAACGTCACCTATCTCTTCACCTACTCTCTTCTTCATGGCAAGGAGTCCAAGGTCTTCGCTGAGTCTGACGTTTACTACATCACTCATTCCGATGGTCGTGGTGGGTCAGGTGAGGACATCATCAACTGCTCCTTCGACATTGAGGTTACAGGCCTGGACCAGAAGGCTGACTTCGTCAATGTGTATAGGATCCTCAGGACTAGCGAGGGTGGTACGCCTGATGTACAGCGCGTCGACTCCATCCCTGTCAAGGGCACGAGTGTAGAGTTCCATGACTACGGCCAGCCAGGTATTAGCATCGAGCCACAGGCCATCCTGTACCTCGGTAGTAACACTATCATCGCTTCTACGCTTGCAGCTAAGGATAACACGCTGTTCCTCGGCAATCTCTCTATCCCCGGCTTTAAGTTGTCTGAGGAAGAGCAGAGAGAGATTAAGGACCACTACGCTACCGGCAACATATCTTTCAAGCCTGTCGATGTGGATCCTTTCAGGGCTAACCAGGCAGGTAAGGGTCACAAGGACATCTCTGTCCTTATGCCGTACGAGCAATACCCTGTAGCTATCCAGCTTATCAGTAAGACAGGTCAGGAGTCCAATCCTGTGCCTGTCGGTGTGTTTACTGCCCCAGACCAACCTTCAAGGCTTGTGGTATCTCCACCTCCAGTGATCGGTGACTACGTAGGTTATAGGGTCCTTATCCATTACCCATCTACGAAGGAGCGTAGGACGATCGCTAATGGCGTACTCTCCCCAACACTCTATACTGTGGCTGACAGGGAGGACGGTGTGCCATACGCCTTCTCCTCATATTGCTTCAGGCCAATCACGCGCGATGAGTTACTACCGGAAAGTCTTGGTGATATGACGGTCAACAAGTCCCTCTTCAGGAAGGAGGTGGACCAACCTTTCTTCAAGTCGAGCTCTACCACTCTTGGTCTTGCTTCCGCGCAGGTGAGGGTGTGTGCCGACGTGCAAACCTTCAACACGCCTGATATACAGGACTGCTATGATGAGGATGTAGAGATCCACGTCAAGACACTTAATGATCCTATCGAGGCTTATGTCTACAGAGACACGAGGCTTGAGGAAGGGAAGTGGAATGATATGTCAGCCATCTATGACCATGAGTCTCTCCTCAGGCCCTCTCTGTCAACCTCTATCAGTACCACGACGAGGCTTGAGCCAGGCGCAGAGATCTTGAGGGTATCTACGCTGGAGTCTGATATGGTCGGTGTAGCTATGCCACTGTTCTCCACCAAGGATACATCAGGTGGCAAGGTAGTAGAGAATACTACGGCAAGGCTGTCTGTGTACGGCCAGGCTACGACTAATGAGTCGTCCTTCAACTGTAAGGCATCTACCTGGCGTAACAACGGTCCCTCTCTTCAGAAGGTCGCTGATCAGACTTACCTCGGTGAGGTAGACAAGATCCTCCCAGCTATCAAGGGTGCTACCTCTAGGTTCCTTGGTGTAGATGGCAAGGGTAAGGCTCGATCAGTACAGAGTGTCAGCGGACCAACGAGGATGAAGTATGGAACGTCAGACCACTTCGTCATCAAGTTCAATAAGGATGATCTCGCTAGCAACCATGTCAGGCGTGATACTCTCCCAGCGAGCGCCATCCAGGATTTCATCAATACGATGGAAGGTAGGTGGTTCACCCATGACTATGATCCTCAAGGTGGTGCTAACCTCGGTGGTGCTAAGAACTGTTGGGGTCCTGTCTCTATCGAGTTCCACGATGGTGACTTCCCTGGGACTTCCTACGCTGATGTAGCGACTACGTTCTTTGCTACGGTTGAGGAAGTAAGAGAGAGTATGAGGCCTAGCTGGCTCACCCTTGACGTAGACAACGGCGATCAGACCTTCTACTACGCTACACCTCCTGGCGGTGTCTACTGGAACAAGCATGAGGCTATGGACGACAAGAAGGGCAAGATGCGCATCATTCAGCCCTACACCAAGGATTCTGGCGATGTTATCGACTCTAATGGCGTACCCTTCAGGCACTCTATCTACAAGACTGACGCTACGTCCGTAGGTCTGTGGCTGATGTTCGCATCAAGGAAGAAGGTAGCATTGGGTGTTGGTTCGTCAAGTAGCGATAGGGATGACCTCAGGGCACTGATGAGAGAGATCATCAAGGTCACAGCTGAGAAGCTCATGAAGAGGTACAACCAAGTTGACCTCTCCTCAAAGAGTCTTGTCAAGGCCCCTCTCACCGGCTCTATCCTTCCCATAGCTATCATGACGAGGGAAGCACCATCCTACGATATTGAGAGCCTCATGTGGGAAGCCTATTCCTATGTGACACCCACAGCTAAGAGTGCTACAGGAGGAGGTGATGCCTACTATCAGACGACAACGCTCTTCAAGACTATCCCTTCCTCAGAAGCTAATAAGGTGACTGACATCATCGACATTCCTCTCCTCACCAGGGTAAACCAGCTTGGTAGGTATGATAGGAACATCGGGATCAAGACACCGCAGGCTATGAGCATGGACAACGTCAATAAGATGAACGATGTCTACAATGACAGGATGAAGCTCAAGACTTACGACATCATCCCTGACTACATGCTCACGTCGTACCATCCAGCATCATTCACGTGGAGTAAGACGAAGCAGAACGGTGAGTTTATAGACAACTACACTCACTTCAGTGGCGCATCGACAGCTTCCCTTGATGGTATCTGCGGTGGTATCACTAGGATCCTCTCCTCATCGGACAGACTGTTCTTCGTACAGAGACAGGGCATAGGACTTATCAACTACAACAGTAGGGTGCAGGTCCAGGCATCTGATGGTGTACCTATCGAGATCAGCAACAGCCGTAAGGTTGATGGTCACAGGTACATGTCTAAGGAGATCGGTACAGGCTCTCTGAGGAGAGTATGCCATTCCGCTTCGGCTCTATATCTCCTTGATGACCGCACCAGCACGCTTTACAGCCTCTCTGAGGGCTTATCTCCTATCTCTAAGCAGAAGTCTATGCAGGACTACTTATCATCCACTACAGGGGCTGTATTGCTCTCAGAGGGTGTGATGAATAGGATTCACGTCTGCACTAAGGAGGAGACGCTGTGCTACAATGAGGAGCTGCAGTCCTTTGAGTCGTTCTACGACTACAAGAAGATTGAGGAGATGTTTGTCCTAGGTCAGTCGGTCTATAGCTTGGCTTACGGCTATCTCTGGCGCAATGAGTCGGTGTATGGTACTGGTCTGTATGGTCAGGCTCTCGACTGGTCTATCCACTACAGGGTAAACCCCGAAGGTGCAGGCGAGGATAAGATCTTTACTAGCCTTGATGTGCGTGGCGATACCTGGGATGGTGATAGGCTGATTGAGCTTGACCTCACCCACATGGACGTGTGGACGGAGTATCAGCGCACTATGGGATATGGGATTAACTTTGTAACGAACTATCCGTCAAGCATGAAGGAGAAGTTCAGGATTTACAGGATACAGATCCCTAGAGACGCGCAGAGCAAGTTCAAGATGGATCGTATCAGGAATCCTTGGATGCATCTTAGGCTACACTCTAAAGGTGGGCTACTCTACAAGAGCATCATTCACGATATAACTGTTCACTATTACGAGTGATATATATGACAGAATCAGAAATAAGGGCGGCTAGGGCAAGTCGTATCGCAGGTAAGATCTCGGGGGCTATCTCCGGGATCTCTGCCGTACGCGATGCTTTCCTCACGTCCAGTAAGCTAAAGGATACTAGCGGTCTTGAGAAGGAGGCGCAGTACCATACCGGTCCTGTGGGTGTCGATAGTAATGACGCTCTCATGGCTCAATGGGAAGCTATCGATCCTCTTGACTCAGTATCATACTCACAGGTAAGAGACGACGGCAACGCTATCGGTGGTATCGCATCGGGCCTCCTTGGTGGTGCTGGTGCTGGTACAGCCTTTGGTCCTATTGGCTCTATCATCGGTGGTGGCCTAGGCCTCATCAGTGGTATTGCTGGTGCTTTCAAGGGTAGTGCTGATGCAAGAGAGCGTCAACGTCAGCTCAATGAGCAAAGGGCTATCGCCAACAATGAAGTAAATAGATCCTTCCTCACAGCCGCTCAGGCTGTAGACAAGAGTAATGATACCAGACTTCAACAGCAGTTCTTCGCTGATGGCGGTGTGACTGAGTTCAACGCTGGTGGTAGTCATGAGACTAATCCCAACGGTGGCGTGCAGTTCGGCATCAATGGTGAAGGTCAACCTATGTTGGCTGAGGAAGGAGAGATTAAGGTAGGTAACTATATGTTCTCAGATCGACTAGAAGAAAGCAAGGGTAAGACCTTTGCCAAGGCAGCAAGGAAGCTAGCTAAGTCCCTTGAGCAGCGTCCTAATGACCCTATCGAGAAGCGTAGGTTCGAGGTAGAGACGGCTAGGCTTGCAGAGAGGCAGGAACAGGTTAAGGCTTTGACTCAACCATCTCTTCCTCAGGGACAGATCTTCGCCAAGGGAGGTGCTATCTCTCCTCTCCTCAGGTACGCTCCTGCAGCTCTATCAGGTCTCAATGTCCTTCGTGACACCTTCGGTGCTACAAATAAGGATGACTTCTCCAGGGCTGACAGAATCGAGCGTGAGTACGTGAAGACGTTTAAGGAAGCTCCTATCAGGACACCAGAGGTCGTCAAGGACACGTACAAGCCCTTTGACACAGACTACACAGCTAGTAAGATCATCGCTCAGGGTAACGCCCTGAGGAACGCGATCATCAATGGCTCCGGTGGTAATGGCCTTGGTGCTGTTGCTGGATTGCTTGCATCGGGGTACAACACCCAGCAGGCTCTTGCTGACGCTAAGATCAAGGCTGATGAGTTCAACGATCAGAGGAGAAGAGCGACTATTGGTTTCAACCGACAACAGGAAGCACAGAACCTTCAGATGATCCTCCAGCAGGAAGCAGCTAACAGGCAGATCGCAGCACAGAGGTTGCAGGGTATTGAAAGGTCTGAGGCGATGAGGATGGCTGAGGAAGCAGCAAATGCGCAGGCTAGGTCTACCAACCTCAACAACTTCGCCATGAACCTCAGCGCTATCGGTGAGACGGCGCTCAACAGGCGACTGGTAGCAGCTGTGCATGGGTACACCTTCGATGATATGGGTAACATCATAAGGACACCAGGGTATTCTCCGGACTATGCTGTTCCTCAGACAACGACACAAGCGAATGCAGGTACGACTAATCCGTCAGGTGCTGGATCGGTTAGTCCAACTACGATAGGGACACCTAAGCGTTACCCGCAGATCCCGGATGGTCTACTGAAGCTGATCAACTTGTATAGTACAAACCCAAATGATGCGATGAACTCACCGACCTTCGCAGGTCTCTCACTATTTGGTAGACCGATCAACCTCAAGTAATAGATATGGAAGAGTGGTGGCGACAGTGCCATCATTCTTCCGTACCTTTGAAGAGATACTAATAATAATAGATAATGGCTAAAACGACAGTTACCACAGCGGTAATGCAGCCTACCTCCTTCGACCAGATGGCTCGTATCATTGAGCCACTAGCGAGACGTGAGGAAGAGTACTATACTACCGCCATACAGTCTCATACAGACCTTATGTCTCTTTCCTCAGCCCTATCTGCAGAGGATAAGAATAGTGACTTCTACAAGGGCACTATCGCTCCTATGCTTAATAAGCTCAGCGGGTATGCTGATAGGATAGCTAAGGAAGGGGTCATCTCTGATGGCGCGTACAACAGAGCAATGATGCAAGACCTGGTGAAGCTCAAGGGGCAGTACCTCCAAGGGTCTACCCAACTCAAGGATGCTCTCACTAGGCGAGCACAGTATAACGATATGGCCTCTAAGGCTAGGCTACAGGATCCTTCCGCAGTTGTCCTTGGTAAGGATATGTCTATACAATCATTCATTGATGATCCCAACAAGATAGCACCTCTCCTCTTCTCTGGTGAGGATGCGAAGAGGCGAGCCTTCGACTACCTTGCCGCATGGAGGAACAGCACACAGGACCTCAAGCTCATCGGTAATATCGACAGGCTTACTAGGATTCTGCGTACAGTAAAGGGCTCAAGTGCCGAAGATGTGTACAAGGCTATCGGTCAGCAATTCTCAGATCCCAAGAACCCTCTCACCGAGCTTTACAACCAAGTTCTCTATCAGGTCAAGTCCTCTTATGGTGAGGACATCAGGAAGCACCTTGATGAGCCAGAAGCTAACTTCGCTCTCGTCCATGGCGTACAGCGTGGTATGATCGGTGCAGCTGGTGGTGATGCACAGACTCCATTTGAGGATAAGGAAGCTATCATGATGCTTCAGCACAAGCTCGCTATGCAGCGTGACGCTATAGCAAGAGCACATCGTGGTGGCGGTGGTCATAACGGCGGTGGTGGTGGATCCGCTGACGAGAATGGTGGCTCCATTAATGTTATCGCACGAGGCGGTGGCGTAGCCGTTGGCTCTGCAGGTGTAAAGGGTAGGACGCTCCTCAACTCTATCTACAAGTCTGCCGCAGACAAGTATAAGAGACTTCCATCTCCAGCTAGAACGCCCGATAACTTCAACGCTATTCTCACCGAGTCGTATATGAAGGCCTTTGGTAGTCAAAACCTCCCAGAAGTAGCCAGGATCCTTAAACCGACAGGGATCTCCTGGAACGGTAATAAGCTGGTTGCCCCATCGGCTAAGTCAGCGGATGGTAAGGGTATTGATTTCGTTCCAGACTTCAACAAGCTAGCTAGCACTGCAGAGATCAATAACAGGCTCTACGCATTGACAGCAAGGAATAATGTAGCTGGCGAGTTCAATGTGTCAGCTCAGACCGCTAACGACATCCTCAAGAATGCAATCACCGGTGTTGACGGCGCTATCTATGGCGACAAGAGTTCTTACGCCAAGCTCGGACTTAATGAGCTTGAAGGTCAAAAGGTGGATGAGTTCATTAGTCTCGTAAGATCTGGATACACTCCTAAGGATGCGAAGATTGGTATAACCTCTGATGGTAGGCCTTATTATGAAGCTGCGTTCTTCGACAACCAGAGCCAGACCAACAAGCGCTATAGGGTGCCTCTTGCTGACTCTAAAAACTTCCAGGTGCAGGCTGGGGCTGGCTCAGCTTTAGACTTCAATCCTTCTGATGAATCACTGATGAGGCTCAAGTTGTACCTTGCTAAGGTTGAGTCAGTACAGAACCTCAAGCGAGGCTCTGATGAGATAGATGAAGAACAGGTCATGCAAGGTCAGCAGGCTTATGACATCGTCAGTCAATCAGGTGTCTCACCTGCAGCAATTAATCTCTTAGAACAACATTATGGGAAGAGCAAAACGAAAGGTTTTTAGGCCGATCTTTGGTAGGGACCTCACGTCCAGCGCTGGTCGTAGGACCCAGGAGCAAGCAGATAATTCGTTCCGTGCCGCGCAACAGCTGTACGACATCAATGCTGAGAAGTACCGTGCTTCAGCCATCAGGAGCCTTGGTGATAGCCTTGAAGGTCTCAATGAAGCTGAGAAGCAGATTGCGATTGACAAGGCGATCGCTAACATCATGCCTAAGGGGGAGAACCCCTTTGCAGATATCAGCTCCAATCCGAATACTGAAGGTGCTATTCAGAAGGATGAGGAGAGGGCTAAGGCTGGTGCTCAGGTCGACTACGGCCTCCTCGATAAGGCTGAGGTCTGGATGAACGCATCGATGAATAAGCTCCTTGCTAACGCTACCCAGTCTGTGAAGGCTGGGTCAGACGTTATCAGGGGAGCCTCAGACTACTTCTTCAGCGGGAATGATGTATCGCCTAACTATATGCTTAGTGAAGCTGTAGAACGCGAAGGCAAGGGTGCATTCTACAATATCTTCGGTGCCGGTAACAAGTACTTAGCCGATACAGCTGAGTCTGCAGAGAGGGCCATCCATGGCGCAGAAGAATCTCTTGCTAGCCGAGGTATGGATTCTGGCTTCTGGCACGCCGCATCAGACATGATAGGCCAGTGGGGTTTCACCTACGGTGGTATGGGTACAGCCGCCCTTGGTCGTCTAGCAGGTGGTATGTTCTCTACCTTGGGGAAGATGTCCAAGGCGGCTGCAACGGCTACAAGATGGGCTAAGGCATCTGAGTACACAAGGAAGCTATTCTCTGCAGGGTCGCATCTCTATGGTGCACTCAGTGAAGCCGCTGTAGAGTCGTATGGTGTAAGCAAGGCTCTTGAGGAAGCCAAGGGTAGTCAGCTGACTCAACTGAGGGATATGATGCAAAAGGACTTCGATCAGGACTTCTATTCCTATGAGCGTAAGTATGGTGCTATCAAGTTCTCTGACTTTGCTGACACCATTCTTGCTGCCTCAGGCATGGACCCCAGGCTCAAGCGAGAAGTGGCTAGTGTCCTATCGGGTGAATCAAAGAATCCATCTGCCAGCGCTGTGGCCGCAGCTAACGCCATCGTATCACAGTACAAGACTCATGCTGAGGAGGCTATCCTGAAGAACGCTAGTGATGAGATCGACCAGCGTAATGGTCTTGCCTCAGGTTGGACAGCAGGTCTGAATACCTTCATCCTCACCTTCATGAACAAGTACTCCTACGAGCTGGCTACTGATAAGCTCGCTGGTGCTAACCGTCTGAAGAAGGCTGGTAGGCTCGGTGCTCTTGGCAGTACACTCATCAACGCCACATCAGAAGGTATTGAGGAAGTCGTACAGGGTGGTATCAGCAAGGGAGCAGAGAGCCTTGGTAAGAGGGCTGTCGATGAGATGCTTCGTGCATCTACCATCTCTGAGAGGAACAGTACCTCTATCGGGGTGCTAGGGTCTCTTGGCGAGATTGGCAAGGGGATGTGGGACACCACATTCTCAGGATCTGCATGGACTGACGAAGCTCTACCTGCCATCGTTAGCACTCTCCTCATGCCCATGTACAAGGGTAGTAAGATGGTTGGGTCAAGGGACATGGTCAATGAGAGGACCGATGCCTTTGGCGATTCTCGTGGCGAGAAGAAGAGCTGGCTAAGTAAGCTCTATGATAGTAGCCCTATTGGCATCTCTGGTGTTGAGCGTTACCGCGACTACAAGTACAGCGGTGGCAAGCAGCGCACGTCAGATGAAGCCATCGAGGCTATGTCTAAGATAATCAAGGGCAAGCACGATGATCTCACAAAGGAGGAGAAGAGGGTGATGACTGAGGTCTTCGGCCAGAACTATGCAGAGACAGTCCATGAGACTTACCAGAGCGTAGTCGATGCTATGGCTTCAGCTGACCGCATGAATGCTCTCTTATCCAAGGTAGCACAATCTACTACATCTGACTCTACCGATGTAGCTGTAGCTGAGGAGCTAGCTAAGGCCCACAATGTAGCCACCATGCTCAGTGTTATCGGTAACAGCTCTATCGGTCTAGCCAACTTCAACAAGCGCAACTTCGGTCAGTGGACTTCAGATATGATGAGGTCTACTCGTGAGTTTGGCGCTGACACGGGCCATGCTATCTCCTCCTTCTTTGGTGCTAACACTGAGGAGAAGGAAGCCAGGTATCAGACTGCCGTTGCTAAGCGTGAGGCTGACAAGGCTGCACGTGAGGAAGCGAGGAGATCTGAGTCTGATCCATTCTCTGAGGTACCTGACAATCTCCGCCCCTTCCTCAATTTCCTTGATGTCAAGGAGACTGATGAGGCTACCCTTGTCAGTATCGCTAGGCAGCGTATCGAGAACACACTCGATCCTGAGGAGAAGAAGAAGATGCAGGAGGCCTACTTCCAGGGTGAAGGCTCTGACAAGCTCACGGAGAAGGCTATCAAGGATATCGCTGGCGAGATCAACAAGCAGAAGCACACTCTCGCTGACATCGCTGTAGACTACACTAATACCATGAGGTACCTCAACCTTGGTACTAGGGCCGGTGAGCTGAGTGGTAGAGATAAGAGTCGTATAGCAGCAGCTGCATCCAGCTTCAATCACCTCAGGAGACTTTCCTCAGAGCACATGGATGCGTTTGAGGGTGAGCTGGCTGGTCTATATAAAGAAGTCGTACAGAGCCTCGAGAAGCGCATCACTGAGTTTATCAAGGACCGTGAGGACATGCGCAAGAACCTCAATACTGATAATGAGGAAACGAAGAGTCGTCTTGAGGTGAACATCGATCAGGTCAACAAGGCGATCGAGGAGCTGGAGAAGCAGATGCGCGCTATTGAGGAAGCTCAGAAGAAACGTGAGGAAGCCCAGAAGGCTGACTTCTCTCATGCTCTTGGTGGCTGGGATGAGTTCATCCAGAGGTTTGATAGTTTCTCCAAGCTCAATGAGGCTCACATCGATGCTGCCTTCATGGCTGGGAATGAGGAGCTTGGCACTAAGCTCGCTGAGATGACCCTTGTTGATGAGAAAAAGTCTGAGAACGGCAAGCTGGCCCTCGGCTTTGCTAGGCAAGCTATGCAAGGTGTAGAAGCTCTTGACAAGATGCTCGAGGGTAAGAAGAACACCGATATTCTAGTAGCAAAGGCAGCTGAGGAAGAGAAGAAGCAAGCCGAGCAAGATGCCGCTGACGCAGTAAGGAATGGTGAGACTACGGAACAAGTTGACTCCGCTTTGAATAGCGCCAAGGAGAATGGCTTAGAAGATGACGAGGCTGATGCCGCAAAGGGTGCCGCAGATAGAGCCGCTGAAGGTGAAGGATCTGAGCTGTCAAGGCATAGGTCTTCGGTCCGCAAGGCCATCAAGGACACCCTTATGAACAATGAGGACTTCATCGGGATACTTCGTAGTCACGAGCTTGACGACGCCGCTATTGAGAAGTTCATCGATGACCTTATCTCGATGGTGAGCGATGCTGTTGATGTAGATCCTAACGGTGGGTACACCGATTACAGGGAGGCTTTGCGTGATGCTCTCAAGCTCCTCACTGATCGCCAAGGCAATCCATATCTAGCCAACCAGATCTTTGGACTTAATAACGATGAGGTCATCGACAATGTGGCTAGCTGGATAGAGGACAACATCGAGAAGTTCCCCGAGGATCCTACCACTCCTGTTAGCACACTGAATGAAGAGCCAGCAAGGGCTGACGCTGATCGCCCCGTAGACTCTATTGAGTTTGACCAGGCTACACAGAGAGACATAGAGTCTGCATCGATAGGTGGTGTAACAATCCTCAACTCTAGAACATCAGAGCGCCTCCAGGATCTTCTCAGCAAAAAGAATGCCCTCACCAGCCTCCTTCGCAAGTCTGATGCCGAGATCAACACCTCTATCATCTTTGCTGATGGTAAGGCTACGATAAATATATCTATCAACACAAAGCATGGTACGTACGAGTTCAGCTTCAGCCTTGGGTATGATGATCTCAGGAATCGCCTGCAAATGGGTGTTAGCCTCAGCACTCTCATCGGAGACATTGTCGATACCATCATCAACGTCAATGATCGGAAGGTCAGGGAGGCGTTTGATAAAGCAAGCAAGGACTACATAAATAAGAAGAGAGATGCTGAGAAGAATGCTGTAGGCAAGCCAAGTGGCAGCGAGCAGAACAATAAGGGACGAGGACCAGACCAAAAGGGCACCGTACATAATGGTCCAGTTCCAGGCTCCACACCACCTGCATCTCCAGCTATTGATCCCACAAATGATGATGGGAACAAATCATCTCTTCCTCAAACCGGACCACTCACGCTATGGGATGCATACAACCCTAGACTCAAGGAGAAGGAGCTCGCTACCCTATCGACAGAGTGGCAAGAGAGGATAAGGAAGTGGTATGAGGAAAAGAACGTAGGTCTCAACCTCAAGAACGCTAAGGGCAAGGAGATCTTCTATGGCTTTGCTGAGGAGCTATCTGAGAATGGCGATGTCAGCAACTCTCCTCTCGTCATCTACGTGAAGGACGAGCAGGGGCAGTTCATCCCTATCGGTCTTCTTCCAGCCAAGACAAGTGGTAATACGCAGGTCCTGATCAACAATGCTCGTGCTGTGGCTACTGAGGACAAGAAGTTCAATATCTTCTCTTCCTCAGAACTCAATGCTCCTAAGGCTACTGTCAGCAAAGTCAAGTACTCAGACTTCAATAGAGAGCGCGCTGTAGGAAAAAAGACAGTCAATGCTCAGACTATCGAGAATGCTGTTGAGGAAGAGTTGAAGAGGGAACAGGTAGCTATCTCTGTTACCGCATTTCCTGGTGGCAAGGATAATGTTCAATACAGCATCACAACCCACAACGACTCTCTTGCAGAGGAAAGTAAGGACGCTATCAATGCACTACTCACCGAGAAGAAAAACTTCCTAAAGGAGAACTATGGTCAGACCTACTTCGTCGTAGTCACTAATGGCAAGAATGGTCCTAAGCCTATCCTTGTCGGCGTAAAGGGTAAGAATAGCTTCGTAGAACTTATCCAAGGCAATGCTGGGAAGAGTGAGGCTTCAAGTCTCGCCAATGAATACATAGATAAGCTGGCCAAGAAGTTTGATGAGGCGAAGGCTAATGGTACGAATGGCGTTGGTGTCTCGATCAGTGTCGATCCAGACAGTAAATACGTGCATGAGTTTGGTGATAGCTTCGTTAGATCAATAAGGATTGAGGAAGAAGGAAAGATAAGGATCTTCTTCTCTAAGAGACTCTACGATAGTGAGAATCCGACAGCCCTCATGGATGTTGATGTTGTACTTGACAAGAACCTCAAGACGACTAAGGAGCAGCTAGCCGAGGCTATTGTCAGGGCAATGAAAGCTATCGGTATTGATGAGCGCAGAATGGCTTTGTCTGTTGATGTCATGGGCAACAAGGATAAGGTAGAGTTTTACCTCAAGAGGAACATGCGAATGACTGAGGTGCGTAGTGAGGCCGGCTTTGAGGCTCTTTCTGACGGTGCTGTTGATGAGGAAGGCAATGAGACCACCCCAGAACCTGTCTCTCCTCCTCAGGGACCTGAAGGGCCTACGACAGAAGTAGAAAATCCAAGCCTAAAACAAAGAGGCCGCAAGCAAATAGAAAGAGCAAAAGCTCACCTTGCTAACGCTAAGGACGAAAATGATACGATTGATGCCATTGCTGAGTTTGAGCGAAACGTAGTCCGAGGTGCCGAGGCAACCGCCGAGGAGATCAGACTATTTGATGAGGCTAAGTTAGAGCTCAAAGAGAAGGGGTACGAACTTATTAGTCCTGTTGGCCAGACGTATACAGAAGGGATGAATGTTATTGTGGAGCATACAGAACTCGACGAAACTCTACCTCCTGGTAAGGAAATTATCTCGTACGTGAGAAGTCCACAGGTCAATAAGGATGGGAAGATGATACGAGCTGCTAAGGTGCATCTCAAGATTAGCCCATATGAGGAAGGAGAAGAAGCTACCACCATACCCAAGGACACCGCACCCAAGGTAGCTGAATCTGCAGTAGGCAAGCCTGGCAAGGGTGATGGTCTATTCGGATCAGCTACCGAAGATTCACTTGATAAGATCAAGGATAAGCTCGCTGAGGATCTCGCTAATCAAGGGTACGACACTGTCGTCAAGAGTTCTACCTCTCCTCATATCGCAGCTACCCAAAATGGCATAATCTACATGTTCGAGATCGACCCTGTCAGTGGCTCATACAAGAGGGCAGAGTGGAGCCAGATGCATTCTACTCTCAAGGCTGACGCATTCTCTCTGATCAATAGCGCTCTGTCATCAGACTTCAAGGCCAGCAAGAATGGCAGGTTACTGACGTATGGTGAAGAGATGAGCGGTACTACTCACACTATCTTTATCCGTAGATCTACAAAGGGTATGTCTACTGGCAATAAGGAAAGGAAGAGTGGTAGCAACGCAGATAGGATCGTCAGACTAGCTGGTGAGGAAAAGCATGTTGTTGCTCATGCCATCAAGACTGAGCCAACACTCAGGGGCCTTGTTCTTGAGCTTGCGGCTAAGGGTGTTTCATCTGGCACGCCAATCTACTTCTCTGAGCACACCATCAATGGAAAGACCTATGGTGGTGGTCATAAGGTTATCCTGCAGGCTGAGGATGAGCATGGCAAGTTCCATAGCGTTGAGGTAGAGATCGACAATGAGCTCGGTGCTAAGATGGATAAGATTGCAACTGACGTGCGCGAGCTATCTGCCAGGAAGGTTGCTGAGGGGTTCGCTATGATCTCCGATGTGAAGACGAAAGATATCAATAGCGGCAGGATTGACGGAGAAGCAGATATCATCTTCCTCAGGAACGATGGCGAGAAGGGCGAGGGTATAGTCGCTGACATCAAGAGCACTCTAATTGCATCTGAAACATCATCTCCAACCAAGAAGATCCGAGGGAGCAGTCATAATGGTGTCCAAGCTACGACTAAGTACAAGACCCAGATTGATGGTTATGAGACGTATATCAAAACCTTAGGCTTCAAGATTGCCGAGCAAGGGTATGTTATCGCTGTTGGCTACGCTACAAGCAACGGAGCAACTGTTGTCGAGGCTATGTCTCTAGATGAAAAAGATCTGAATCAGCACAGGAGGCAACTTAATCGCGGCACGCGAGTAGGTAGTAATGGTCTTAATAGCAACGATCAGACTGAGGCTAACCCTAAACAAGATAGAGCAGCCCTTCTGCCATTTGAGAGAGGAGACGTGTATAGAGAAGCTCATGATGTAGCCAAGCTCCTGCCACAGGGCATGCTCTATCAGGCTCTGAGGATCTACCGAGGTGTTGCTGAGGTAACTCCAGATGTCTGGGGTAGGTATCGTAACGGTGTCCTTGAGGTCGCCGAGGGTGCATCAGCTGGTACTCTCTACCACGAGGCTATGCACTTCATCTACGAGAAGCTCCTCACTGACGCTGATAGGGGTATGCTAGTCTCAGGCTTGTCAGAGGTGACTGAGGAACAGATCAGGGAGATATTCGGCAACCAGATACCCATCACATACGCTCATGATGTACAAGAACTCTCCGCCGAGCTCTTCCGTCTGTGGATGCAGACCAAGGGGGATAAGAAGGCCCGCAAGGCTCTTGAGGAGAAGATAACTAGACTCGCGCCTAAGAAGAAGGGCTTCTGGGGTCGATTGCAGGCCCTCTGGGAGCGTATCAAGGCCGCCCTGGGGTACACTCCTCAGTCGAGCATTATAAGCGTCCTGACGGGCATTGAGGGTGGCAACTACTCTCATGTGTCTGTAGCCTCAAGGGTAAACGCTACCAACCTTTCCTCACCTATGGAGGGCGTGGTAGAGTCAATGCTCAGGTATGGTCTTATGAGTGAGGAAGAGTTCAACTCCTCTTACGATCCTTCCTCAATCATGGCCTCAAGGAATCTAGCTCAGCTTGTCCATAGAAAGCTCATGGAGCTTGCTTATGAGGCTCTAAAGGATCTTGAGGAAGATAAGATTGAGACTGATCATGCTGGCAATATCAGACGCATGGAGGGTACTCTTGATGACGCTATTGCTGTTCTTCGTGATGCAGCAGCAAACTCTGAGGATGCTATGCATGCTGTTGAGATCATCGATGAGCTTGGTATTGATGGCGACACTAAGACGATCCAGGAGATGGATCCTCTTGAGGAGAGGACAGATAACCTCCTTGGTCAAACGCTTGCAGGGTGTAGGTAACTTCCACCTACAGCTTATACAAAAAGAATCCCCCATCCTTCTTCAGGGTGGGGGATTTCTCTTTTCCTTTAGCTAGTGGTTACTCGCCATCATCATCATCTCTATGGAAGACTCCATACTCAAGCACCGCATCACCAGCCAGATTGTTGTACTTCATGAAGAAGTTATCAGGTAGCGGTGTGAGGTATGTAGGTTGGTACTTCTTGATATCCTTCATCTGCTTCTCCCTAAACTGGTCGCCGACGAACGGCATGCCGAACATGTTCCTGCCGACGATACCCACAACGAAGACGTTCCAGAAGGTCCTATCTGCAGGAGATCCATTCTCCATGTCATTCTTATACCTTCTCCAAGCCTTCACGATGAAGCTGTCATCAGATTCCTCGATGTACCTATTCTCGTTCTCCCACTCTGTTGGGTTAGCCTTCTTACGTCCCTCCTGACTGTTGTTAGCTATTCGGTTGTACGTATCACCTATCCCGCTGAATAGACTCATCATGGTCTTATATCCCGCTACACCACTAGTCGCCATCGACTCGATACTCTGTCCGAAGTCCATCTTCTTCACGCCGGCCCCAGCACCGAACATATTGTTCTGCACCATAGCCATGGCAAAGGCGATAGGATCGCCAGGATGAAGCTCGTTAGATCCAGCACTAGCCAGACCATAGAGGTCTGCTATGATCCCTAGACTTATATCCTTCATCTGCTTATTCAGGAACCTCTTTGCCGTCTCCAACTGCTGAGTGGTAGCCTTGTCTGCAGCTTCATTGTATCTAGCGTAATTCCTCCTCATGCGGTCGTAGAGATCCGTATGGATCAACCCAAGTTTAACAGCATAAGGACCAAGGATCGGTGTAAGGGACATGAGGAAGTGCAAGGCTAGGTTAGCCAGTGTTTCATACCAAGGCTCATCATCGTCGTCATCAGCAAAGCCCATAGTGAGCATGGCTACATAGAGAGTATCAGTAAGAGCCCTCATAGCATGTACGATGAGAGCTGACCTACCAAGCCTGTGCAGGTTGTTAGCCTGCATGTCGGATAGATGGAATGCCTTCTGCACCTTGCCTCTAAGCATCTTGCTTATCATGAGTGGCACAAACATAGCTACAGCAGCTGTACCCAGCGCATGCATGGCGCTAATGCTGTTCTTCCCATCTTCGCCCTTGACATGCATCATCCTCCATAGCGTCGTGTACGCTCCTTCCTCAAACTCCTGGTTCTGCGCGTTGTACCTTGTGCCCCTGAACATATCAGAGATAATCACAGGCATCCAGTTACGGAAGGTGAGTACAGCTCGGCCAATGGCGTATGAGTTTGCTGCTGCCCTGTCATTGTCGTTATATGCACCAAGCGCCCTCTGTGTGCCAAGTAGCAACCTCTGAGAGTGGCCACCAAGCCAGTCGTACATAGCCTCCCTGTCCTTAGCACCAGAGAACTTTATAAGGGCATCCTCAACGAACTTAGTCATCTTTACTCCCTCCGGAGCCTTGAGATTCTTCATGTAGTCGTAGAGGGACTGACCCTTGAACTCCTCCTTAGCCGCTGGGCTTAGCTCGCCAGCCTCAACATTGAGGAGGTATGCGATGGCGAAGCTCTGCTTCATCCATTCATCACCCATAGTCAGTGGAGCCATAAGGGTCTCAGTCGAGAACAAGCTCATCAGTGACCTTACCTGCGAGACATTACCCTGCATGAAGGCTTGTCGTCCATCGTGACTAGAGTCCATGAGGAAGAGAAGAGATGTGAGAGGATCTTCTACGATACCCCTCTTATTAAACTTCCACCTATTGGGGATCTCCCTATGTGCAAGCAGGATCGCCTTTACTAGTGTCGTAGCGTTATACCCAGTACGACTATCCCCCAAGGCTGTAGCCCTGAGGAATCCATTGATGAGGTTCTTGATACCTGACACTGCATTAAGACCAAGACCAGTAACATAGACGAGGTCATTGAAGGGATCCATTATCGCATCCAACTTCTTATCCCAGTCAGGCCTTTCGTCGTTGATGACGTTCTTCTCGTAAATAGTACGATTGATAAAGGCATCATAGTCAGCCATCTTATCTCGTCCTACTCCATTCTCCCCGCTGTGGTAGCCTCGGTTCTCCACATCAAGGATGCGCGTCAGTTCTACGATGTGCCTGATAGCCGCCATCCTAGTGTAATAGCCTGAGGAAGCGGCATAAGCCTTCATAGCGCCGATAGGATCAGTAAGGTAGTCTACGTCTGGATTCTTCGACAGCTCAAGTCCGAACTGGGTATAACCCTTAGGCTTGTGGACGAAGAGTAGCGTTCCCAGTGGATCTCGTGTATGGACACCTTCGTATTCCTCAATGCCAACAACGCCGCCAAGAATCTTCTGCTTCCAGTTTACAGCTGCAACCCTCTTGATAGGATTAAGCTCCTTTGATGAACCTTGCCTAGCAATGAGCGGCAGTTTCCAGGGTTCAGGTGTCAGCCCAGACCATATATCCAGGTCTTTCTTTATATCCCATAGCGCATCAACAAATTCCTTCTGTCCATCGCTGAGCTTGTCGTACTCCTCATTTCTGAAGAAGTCCCCAGGGTAGGTCTCTACTATGTCAGAGCCATCCTCGTCCTGTCCAACGATGTACTCCTCCGTGAGCTTAGAGCCATGCTCTCGCTCCCACTCTTCCTTGTGGAGTTCTTCTATGCCTCTTCTTTCTTGCTGGATAGATTCATAGTCCATATTGGCTTTGTGTATCCTTCGATACTCCGCCAACTTCTCATTGAGAGCCTTCTCTACTTTCTCTTTGATCTTCTCCTTCTCAGCCTCGAACTCCATCCACTTGAATTGAGATACGATCTCGCCGGTGATACGGCCGTTCTTATCACGCCTCAAAGACCACTGACTCTCATCCTGAAGATTATACTTCTCCTTGATCTCAGTGAGCTTAGACTCAGTCATCCCTGTTCTAGCTATAATAGCCATGTTCCCTCTGGCCTCCGTGGACTTGATGAATCGGGCGATGAGAACGTGAATGAGGTCTCCGTTGGTAGAAACTGGCGTGAGGAAGGCAGAGAGTTTGTTATTCTTTGATGAGTACTTCCCAAAGTCTTCTATGATCTCCCTCCTTAGTGCCGCTCTTGCCTGTCCTTCATTTTCAAACAGCTTGTTGCCATAGCCGTCCTTTGCATCCTTAAAGTACTCGATAACCTGATCGATTATGATCTCAGCCATCTTCTCCTTTAGGTTGTACGCGTCTATAGATGCATCGACTTCCGCCTTGTGGTCCGAGATCTTCTTTTTGATCTTTCCTGCAAAGTCTATCAGTCTTGCCCTCTCACTGTCAGACATCTGTATAGCCTCAGAATCCTCCGTCTCACTGAGCATTGATATGATATCATTGGCTAGAGTCTTGTTCTCCTCAAGATTCTTTGCCACCATATAGATGTTCCTGAGGAGAGAGGCAGAGACATTGTACGCAACAAGGCTTTTATCGCCACTACTGAGGATGCTCTCCACGTCCTTCATCTGATTGACGACAGCAGACGCATAGTCATTCATCACGGTCAAACCCTCGATGAGATTGTCGATAGCATCCACAGCAGTGGCCGTACCAAGCGCTGAGTTTACACGACCCGATGCAACGCCAAGGAGTTTGCGCGTTGTGTCAATGTAATCGATCCTATCCTCGTCAAGGCTAGTTCTAAAGAGCTCACTCTTCTTGACCGACTGGCTATAGAAGGCGTTGATCCTACTCTTTAGCTTCTCAGCAATCCTGTTGATCCCAGCAACCTCATTCTTGATCCCGGTCTGGTTGGCGATAGCAGCGTACAGGCTCTTACCCTTCACTATCTCTGAGAGGTGCTCGTTTGAGAGCAGAGCCTTCTTGGCTACGATCTTACTAGCATAGTCCCTGAAGAGTCTATCAGTGCGCTCTACCTCATTGAGGAAAGCACCATCAGTGATACCATGGAAGAGATCCTTGATGGCCTGCCAGATGCGGTTGAGGAAGGAAGAGTGTTTCCCCTCATACTGTCCGATGATGTGCTTGGTGAGCAGCTTGGCCATTGCCTCTCTCCTCAGGAGGTCCTGTGAGCCTTCATAGAGCTCGCTGTACGTCTCAAACTCATCTCCTAGCATCTCCTTCACCTGGGCATCAGATATCGCAGCAGAGAGCCTCTCTCGCAATGCAGGAGGCGCAAACTCAAGAGCGATATGTGCAAGCTCTTCGGTGAGGACCTCACTGGATGAACCATTAGCCACACGGATGAGTGCAGCCAGTTTGTTGGTAGCCTGTGCGGTCTCAAGGAAGACGGTCTCACCTGCCTGCCTTAACCCTTCCTCAATAGCTTCGAAGTACTCTACAGGGATACCATAGTGTTCAAGGAGAGCTGTGACCCTACCACGAAGGACAGCCTGCCTCTCAGCGTCTGCCTTAGCTTCCCTATCCTCAGTGTAGGACAATTTGTATCCTTCCTCAGTCACCTCAGGCACCAAGGGCGTACGCTCGGAGATAGAGTCCTTGTTACCCTTCCTCACAGCCTCAAAGGCTGACTGATAGGTGTCAAAGTGGTTCTGCTCACCTGCATACGTACGGACCATATAGTCACCATACATACTTGCTGGGAACATATCCCCGACCGGGGTCAGGGCCAGGACATCTCGTCCTGACCACTGGCCTTGATCGTTCTTCTTTAGGTCATGCCCATAGTCCTCAAACCATTTGCTGATAGATGCATAGTAGGCATCCACAGTGGCATTCCTATCTTGCAAGACTTCACCAAGCTCGATGAACATCTTACTTCTCTCTTCCCCACGCGGCGTGCTAACCGTTGGGTACATTACACATGACTTACTCATTATGGTCTACATGGATTATTTTCTTTCTTCTTTTCTTGTTCCTCCTGATTTGCTATCACCCCAAAGAGTGAGAAGTATGAAACAGCCTCAGAGTGGGCATTGGCCTTGAATGGGCCTGACGGCTCTATCAATCCATACCCAGCCAATCGAGTGATGTTCAGCTTCTCTGGCTGTGCATTCTGGAGCGAAGGTAGTAGATAACCTCCATCCATCCTATAGTCGTTGTACAGCGTTCCGTCTTCTGTCACAATACCCCTTGGGGTGATCCTTGTGTAGACGGTGTCCTCTGCACTTGCCTTGCTGTCTCTACCCTGAATGTAGATGATGCCACGGTTAGGCTGATTCTCGTCTGCGATGACATAGACAGGTTCCCTCTTCTTACCTTTCACCATGATGTAGTCAGGGACTACACTTCCTGTAGACTGCATCAGAGCTTCAGCATCCTTCTGTGATACGACACGACCTATCTTCTTGATGTTCTCTCTAACGTAGTTAGCCATGAACTGATGCGTGAACTCAGTATCGAGCTCCTGACCAGCTCTCAGCTCAAGAGCATCGAACTTGATCCTCTCAAGCATCGCGTTGCGCCCCATCATAAGGGCCTTCACCGACTGAGGAATAGCCTGCAGCATAGCCTTCATATTCGGATTGCCGCTCATGTAGGTTGCGTACAAAGCGAGACCCTTGAGGAGCTCGTAGTCCCTGAGTGCCTTAGCTCTCTCTACACCGGTCAGCCTAGTGTTGTGCGCCTGCTCGATGATATCCTCAAAGGCAGCTGTAGCCTTAGCCATAGCCTTCTCCTCACTGGGCGTACCAAGACTCTTGAAGACCAGCGTCTGGAACGTCCTCTTCTGCCATTGATTCTTGAGGAGGACAGGTACGATGTTCTCCTTACCGAGAGATACTATCTTCTTCAGGGACTCTGGCGCAGTCCTATTGAAGATGTCTGGGAACTTAGTGATAATCTCCTGCGCCAGGACATTCTTCTCTTCCTCATCCTCAGAGTAGGTAGTAACCGCTGAGCTTACGTACTGGTCGTATGCCGATAGGAACTTCTTCGTGAAGTCCATGGTGGGCTTCACACCGAGTCTCCTTGCCGTCTCTACGATGGAGAGAGCAAACATAGGCGAAACCTTAGGGTTGTAGACAGACTCCGCGTACATCGTCCCGAAAAGACCAAGGCCCAGGTACATCTTGTAGAAGTGCCCACCCTTGTTCTGCTCGATGAAGGTCTTTGTTGTAGCGTCTGGACTAAGACCAGGCAGAGACCTAAGCGGTACGATGATACCCTCGTGCTTGATATACCTATGGTTCTGCGCGCGCTCGATCTGGTCGATAGACTTGACCATAGCGAAGACAGACTCATTGACACCACCCTTAGGTCCACTTGAGGAGACATCAGATTTACTCTGGAAGACAAGGTCCTTGATCTCTGATGCTGCGTTCACCACGTCTATGAGGAGGCTAGCAACACGCTTGACGGACTCCTTCGTCCTAGTGTCCAGCTTACCGAAAGCCTCTACAAGTTTATCATCAGTCGCGTTGAGCGCCTCTCTGATGAGGGCCTGCGTCTCAAACTTAGAACACTCGATAAGGTCATCCATAGACACGTCTACAGGTCTATTACTGTCGATCGGTCCGCCCTGACCTAATGCCCTGAAGAGAGCCTGTGATCGTCCTTCATCGCCCTCGAGGTTAGCAATATGCTTCCACAGAGGTGTGGCTGTGATGAGGCCGATGATGTTGCCTGGAACACCCATTCTCACCAGGGTGGCGATGATAGAGGCATTATCCATAGTAATGTCAGCAAGACCGATGACAGGGTCCTTAGCATTGTCCACAGACGCAGCACTGTACTCCTCAAGGATACGAGACACGTAAGTCTCATCCTTACCAGTCATGTCATTTAGTGACTGATACTTTTTGCCAGCTATCTTAATCGACTTGCTGAGTTCAAGGAGCTTTGCTTGCTGGAAGACGCTTGTAGCAGTGTTCCCATTAGCGAAGACACCGACAAGACCAAGACCAGCCTTGTTCTGCCTCTGCATTTCCATCTCCACCTCAGAGAGTGCGATGTTCTTGCCCGACCTAAAGATGTCTACGATCTTATTGATCTTGTCAAGGTCGAGGTTATGCAGGTATTCAAAGATCACCTTGTCACCGATCTTCTTGTCCTCCTTCTCATCGAGGACTTGCTCAAGGATCTCCTCTAGCTTGGCCTTGCTTATATTACTGATGATGTAGCCGATCTTCAAGTCCTTCTTCACACCATCGTAACCACCAGGCTGAGCCATCTCTAAGGCAGCCTGTGGGCTCCTCAGAACACCTCTGATGATGTCAAAGAGTACATTGGTCCTCTGCCTTTGATTGAGGTCCCTTGTGTTGACACCACCATTCTTGAATACCTCAGCGGCTGAGTAGTCGAGGTCAAGGACTGCAGGCCTCTTAATCTTCTTTTCATCTCGTCCTTCAATTCTAGCCTGACGTTTCTTTTCCTCATGGTCTTTCTTGATCTGAGCGATCTTCTTCTTGCCAGGACCAGCATCTTTCTTCATGAAGAAGAGCTTATCCACGTCGAAGTCAAAGCCCGCCTGAGCTATACACTCATGAGGAACCTGGATGACACCACCAGCAACGCGAGGTAGGAAGCCCACAATACGAAGAGGGAAGGCTGAGTACTTAGACTCGGTGGGGATACGATAAGCTACAAGCTCAAGGAGATCTTCTCTACCATCAGCCTCAATCTTCTTGATGTCGATCTCACCCTTGTCATTAGCATACTCAAGGATCTCACTAGAGTGAGGTGTGACACGCACAGGGACGTAATCGATAGACCCATCCTCCTTGTACTTCACCTTCAGGTCGTTTGAGGCCTCAGCCGAACTCATCTGGATGAGGGAGCCGCCAGGGACCATCATCCTATAGATCTTCTTTGCTGCCATAGCGTAGAAGGCCGAGTGTAGGGCATCCTGGAAGGAGGGATCGTAGATGTCGTTCGTGAAGTGCTTACGGCCATACTCGTCCACGTGGACCTCAAGGTAGTCCTCGCTGGCAGGGTCATAATAGTCACTATCCCTAAGTGCATCAAGTATCTGTCTCCTCAGGCGATCGAAGCGCCTGTTATAGCTCTTGACGCTCTTCTTGTTGATCTTCTCGCTATCAGGATTCATCTCGATACCTGATTTGACGAACTCATCGATGGCGTGCTGACCTACGATCTCGTTGATAGCCGCCTTAATCTGATAGCCATAAACCTGCGTACCGGCTACCTCAAAGGTGTCCAGGTTGTTGAGGTTAGTCGTGATGATCTTCCTCAGCTGGGTACCTAACCTCTGCCACGTATTGAAAGAGTGTAGTGGTGTTGAGGTCTGGATACCATAGTACTTGTATGGCATATCCTTGACCTTCTTGTCGTCGAGTTTGATAGAACCATCCTGGTCTCTATCCACTATCCACGCCTTCCTACCATCGATCTCTACCTGATTGCTTGACTCTGCAAGCTGCCCAGTGATATACTCAGAGATTTCATTAGTGATCATCTTTGAGAACTCAGCCTTGTGCTTCTCTGCCTCTTCCTCAGATAGCTCCTTCTTCTTTACATACTCAGCGATCTTCTTGTCGAACTCCTCGATGGTAGCAGCAGAGATAGTCCTATTCTTCTTGCCTCCAACCTCGAACTCGTACTTGATGGGTGAGATTTTCGAGAGGTCTAGGTCTACGGTAGCGTAGTTACCCACCTTAGATGCGCTGTCATACTCAATAGCGTCGATCTGGTTATCCTCCATGAACTTCACAAGCGCATTGAGGAAGGGAGACGATACGCCCTCCTCATTAAGGCCTGTAAGGAGAGCCTCAGAGTGCTTGTACTGCTGGATGACCTTGGTGTCCCTGTCGCCGTCCTTGACGTGGATATCGCCATAGTACAAGCTCTTGATGACATTGAAGCGGTGATCCTTGATCTTGGCATAGTCAGGCTCACGACCCTCCTTGATGGCATTAGCCATTTCCTCAAGAGCTTCGATAGCACCATCAGTATAGCCCTGACCTGTACCTTCAAGGATACGCTTATAGCCTGAGGGTGATAGCCATGCCTGACCGTCGGTAGCTGTGATCTTACTGTATGCCTTGAGTGAAGCATCGTAGCCAGCCTTGGTGATGAGATGTAGCTCGAGCTTCTTATCGAGGATAGCCTTGATCTCCTTGGTGAGTCTATCTGCCATGCGGTCATTGATAACCACAGTGCGCCTTACAGCGTTCTTCTCAAGGTCAAGTCTCTGGATATTACTCTGTGCTTGCTTAGCACGCTTGACCTCATTGACTATGCTACCAAGTACAGCCTTGTCACCATAAAGCAGGTGGCCGATCTGGATTCGCCAGAACACACCATTAAAGGCAAGCGCGTATTGCTCCATACCTTCAGCCTTATGGTCAAGGTCGAACTCATCCCAAGACTGTACCTCATTCTGTACCTCCTGGTTGAACTGAAGCTCTACTTCATGCCTGAGCACCTCCTCAAGTTTTTCAAAGGTCGTTTTATGATCCCTGTTGTACGCATGTACAAAGCGAACCCTATCTAGGTCCGTGAGGCTCTTGTCAATCATAGCACCCATGATGTTGTACTCAACACCTTTGATGCCTTCGATTTCCGTTTTGTAGTCATTCAGCCCAGGCAGCAATACAAACCTATGGGCCATGCTGTCCCTCTTACCAATCTCCATGGCCTTGTCCTTGCCATAGAGTACGTGCTGAGCTCTCCCAGCTTCATTATAGGCTAGCATGGTAAGATGGTCTATCGCATAGTCCCTATCTACATACTTCCCACTTTTGTCCTGTTCCATGGGGTTGAGTCTCCTCACCTTGACGAACTCAAGGGTGGATGCTTCTGCAGCTACAGGGAGATGCGCCCAGTAGTAAGCATTGTCTTTGTCCTTCTGGGAATCATAGTAGAGGTTAGCAAGCTCGTTGCTATTCCACTTATTCATCTTGCGCTCATTGTGCACAACAACTCGCTTCCTTGAGAATAGCCCGGATACAAAACTCCTGGCCGCATAAGCATCGTTGAGGAAGGCGTTAGCTGTATGATAAACCCCTTGTATCCCCTTTAACGTAACTTGATTCTTGTAGATCTCGTCCTTGTCAAGGTACTCGCGCTGTATTGTAGCTACGATCTTGGGATGCCTGTTGTTGCCTCTAAACTGTAGCTCCTGGAATGCCATGTCACGATATGATGGTGCGAGACTTGAGGCAAAGAGGAGGCCCCCTACACTTGTCCCAGTAGTGTCATAGCTCAATACTCCTGTGTAGAATGCTGCACTAATCTTCGATAGGCTACTATAGACGTATGAAAAGTCTGATCCCCTCGTAAAGTCTATAGGCGACTTCAGCGTAAACCTCTTGCCATCACCCATCTGAGCAGCGAGTTTTCTCAGGTTCATTGCGTAGTCAGCTATTGAGAATCTCAGCATGGTGAGGATGTCGTGACGTGATCCCGAAAGATTCCTATCCCCTGTTGGAGGCATAGTGCTCGCCGAATTGTTGTATCCTCTTGTTGTCTGTGCCGCCTTAGTCCATTCGATAGACAGCATCCTCGGCTCTACGAAGATCCCAAACTTCTGTAGCAACTTAGACACGCGCTCCTGTAGGTTGATGAGGTCTTGTGCATCTTGAAGACTCATTTCAAGTCCGCTGTCCATGCTGAAATCTAGACCGACCAGCTTTATCATAGATTGATCTATCTCTGTGGCGATCTTGTCTATCTCCTCAACCGACAGGGTTAAGCCATCTACACCAAAGGCCTCCGTGAACTTGCTTGCCCATTTACTGATGACATCAAGGTTTGAAGACCTGTCCGCCATAAAGACAAAGCCATTACTATCTCTTACGGCATACTTTATCCTGATCTTATTGATCGCAGAGAAGAGCTGTGAGGCCATAGCCTTCATCCTCTTGCGCTTCGGTATGGACTCTTCATTCCTGTAGTCTATGTATGGGCGCAGTTGCTTTATCCACGGCTCAACGACCTCCATATTCTCTAGACGCTCAAGCATATCCTCACTGTTCTCAATGCCTTCCATAAGAGAGGCAAGAGTGTTATAGGTCTCACCAAGTGACTTGAACTTAGTGTACCCGAACGAGTCGGTGATAGGCTTGCCGTCAAGATCTACATCCTCGATAACTGAGAACATAGCCCTCACGGCTGGGGTGATAGTCGACATTACTGACTTCTCCTCAGCCTCCAGGAACCTAACGTCCTCTCCAGTATCTCCTTCCTCAGAACTTCCTGTCTCCTCAGAGTCTTCAGCCTGGTCTCCCTCTTTCTCATCGAAGAGGTCGTCAAAGAGATTACCTTCATAGAGGTCGTCATCTCCATCTTCTACCTCATCAGCATCCTCAAGCGACTCAGCCTCGTTGATCCTTTCAAGAGCGATAGTAGAGCCAAGGATAGATCTCGCAACCTTGTTGGTGGCAAGGTGGAACATCTTCTCATCGGTCTCGATCTTTGTCTCGATGTTCTTCAGTACATCTCTCTCGCTCATCACAACGCCATAGGCGGCCGCTACAGCCTCTATGATAGCGTCGCGCTGCTTTGATATCTCTGGGTCGTTCTGGAGCTCTACAGCCTTTACGATAGCCTCGTCAAGTGTGGTCCTGTCGAGTACTCCATTAGGCGTGCTGAACTCCAAGCCCCTCTTGAGAGCGTCAGCAAAGATCTCCTTATCCTCAAGTCCTACATTTCTTAGTGCTCTATCGATGATAACATCCTTAGCCATGTTATCAGCCTTATCTATGCGATTTCTGATAGCGGCCTTCGTTATGGCGTATAGAGTCTCCTTAGACTCCTTGCTCTTGAAGTCATGTAAGAACCACCCATCGTCCTTGAGGAGAGAAGAGACAACGCCCTTGACAACATCTGTAAGAACTCTCTCTTCCCTTCTCATTGCCCTACTCTCCTGGGCTCGTGCGGTAGCATCCACATTCTGTCGGTAGCCAAGGACCGATGCGTCATGAAGCACTCTGACTCCCTTGTCTACCATGTTCTTGGCCTCCGATGCTATGAGGCTATAGATAGTAGAATCTACAACACCCATGGCGTTACGCTCAGCTACAGAGAGCATCCTAATCTCACCATTACCAGCTAAGCTATGAAGCACATCGATGATTGGCATCTTAGCCTTCATGGCCTCGTTTACCAGGTTAGTAGAGACATCGACGAACTCTTCCTTGATCCTATCTACAGCATCATCGCTAAGTCTCGTCTTGCCATCACCATTCTTGATTAGCTCATCGAGGACGGCACCGGTATCGACACTCCCATCTGACTTACGGAAACCCTTGAAGCCTGACTGAATGATCTTGGCGACTCGCTCGATGTTCTTTTCGAGGTCGGATCTGTCCATAGCATACCTCGCGCGCTTCTTGTAAACGTTGTCAAGGATACGAAGGAGGATAGCCGAGTTGAGGTCGTTGATCTTGCCTATGGCATCCTGCGTTAGGAACTCATAGGCGTTTTTCTCAAGCGCGTTATTGATGTAGTGTGGCACGTAAGACATGACAGCCTTATATCCATCGGTCTCCTGGATAGGTCTACCCTTTGGATCCATCTTCCCAATCTTATCCAGCACCGCATCGACCTCCTCATTATTCTTGACAAGCTCCTGGAATTTGCGCTCAAGGATTCTGATCGTGCTCTTCTTAGTAAGTTGCTCGTTGGTGAACTCGTACCCTTGTGTCATCTCGGTATAAGCAATAAGCGCCTGGACCTTATCTACTTTGTCGGCCAGGTGCTTGATTGGACTCATACCTTTTTGCCCCTCATACTCAGACTCGTTGATCAACTTCTTGATCTCCTCGTGTGTTTCGGGGCTCAGTATTCTACAATGCATAGTCTATATTATATGTTATTCTATCCCAAAAAAGAAGGGGTACGCACCCGAAAGTACGCACCCCTAAGTTACTGCTTATCCAGGAGATCCCTTGCCTTGGTCATCACATCCTTAGCGTCTGCGTGTGGCTCCCCTGTCTCTCCATCAACACGCTTTCGGAAAATCTCGTCCCACTCTCGCCTGGTGTAAGTGTAGACAACCTTCGTTGCCGTACCTAGTGGGAGGTGCTTCCTGGCGTAATCCACTGGGTATCCTTTCTTGAGGAGAGAGAAGTAGTACTCCTCGTCTATCTTGAACTTCCTTAGGCTATCCTCCCAGCGCTCAGGATCCTCATCAGCAAACACTGTCTTGAGGATAGGTAGGTCTGGACGTTTCTTCGTGCCGTAGATTATTAACCTCGTGCTGCTCTCTGCAATTGCGTTAGGCGACACCCTGTTCAGCTCTCGCGAGATATCGATAGAGGTGACGCACTCTATGGTGTATCTGCGGATAGACTCAGGTGCTTTCTCTGCAGGGATCCTCCATTCCTCACATAGGTATTCCTTGTCGTTCTCCTCATAAGCCTGACCATTGCTGGCTACATAGGCTATTACACCAAATACAGCCTGTCCATTAAGGTCCCTGCCAAGGCTAACATGCTCAAAGACTACATTCGTAAACTGACTGAGGCGTGCTGTTACGTGAGCGTGTTCTGAGGGTATAAGGTAATACCTGGTGGTGTGACGGAACATAGACCTATGCCCAGAGCGCCACAAATGCTCGCAGAGGCGCTTATTATCCTTCGGTGAGGAATCGTAGCACACGCTAGCACATCGTGCGATATGGGCCTCTAAATCGTCTCCACACTCGTACAGGGAGACCGATGGTTCTAAGATGATCATGATTCTACTATATTGGGTTTAACTGATGATGCCGGTTGAGGAAGAGAAGAAGGCATAAGGTCGTAACGTTTCCTATCTAAACGGTAAGGTCGTATAGAAGCGCTAAGGGTCGGGGAACCCTTCAAGGCCTGCTCAGTAGTCGCTACATACGTATAGCCATTCTCGTTAGTATTGATAACCTGCACGTCAATACTCTGCGGTACAAGCTCCTGAGGAATAAGGGCAACCACAATAGCGTCCTTAGGCTCTTCCTCAAGCACAGGTACAATACCTACCTCTTCCTCAAGAGAGATATTCGTGGCTTCCTCAATGGGATCCACCACGTCACGCATATAAGCATGATAAAGCCGTACTCGGTTAACTCGGGACATAAAAAGAGGATTAACCCAGTAGCGGCGTATCTGCCGGCGAGAAATCACAGACTTCTCAATCAGCTCACGCAAGCCACGATACACAGAGTTGAGAGCAATACCCTCTTCCTCAGAAATAATCTTTGCGTCCAGCACTACACAGTTCTCCTCATCAAGACCCTGAGATAGTCTTGCGAAGATGATGAGTGCTGATGGTGATAGCCTGGACATTACCTGGAAGCCCTTAGGGTAGACACGTACGTGCTGTGAGACATCTACCATCTCCTTCTGTCTTACGGCTAGATCCACGTCAGTCATCTCTCCTTCGCCTGTTACAACGTGGAGATCCTTCTGTGTGGTGTACCTATACCTGTTCTGAAATTCTGCCTCAAGGGCTAAGTCCATGGCGAATGGACATCTTGGAGTTGCCATATCTATCTGTTGTTATCGTTCTGTACTGCAAAGGTAGTGAAAGTATTTGGATTTTATACAATGCTGTATACTAAATTCCGATTCTTTATACAGCGCTGTATAATAAAAAAAAGGGGAAAGCACTGATAATCAGCACCTTCCCCTTTTCGTCTATATATATTTATAGTTAGTATAGTGGTAAGAGATATTCTTACCAGTTAGGCTTTCTAAAGAAGTAGTTGTTTTCACCTCCGTATACGAAGCAACTCATGAACTCTTCTAAGGAGAGCATCTTCTTATATCCTCTCCGCCATTCAAGCGGCTTGGGTACCGTTTCTATCTTTATCTTATCCTTGAACCCCATCTACAGTACTCCAGCTCATATCACCTTGATCAGCTAAGGCTTTGAGTTCCTCAGCTGTCTTGTCGTACTTGATCTTAATATCTAGATACGCAGCTTCGTAGTTGCCTTCTGAGCATACCACCTCACATCCTGACGTTATTCTTGTTATAAGTTCGGCCCCATTGATTTTTATGGGCTCGAGCTCTATCATTTTTTCTTCCATTGCTTCTTACTTAATATCGATTGGTACATCTAGTTGCTTGAGGAAGAACCTACCCTTGTAGGCCTCATAGCAAGCCTTCACTACCTCTTCCTCAGCCATAGCTTCTGACGGCAGGAATTGGAATTGAGGAAAGCGATGATCCATCCAGCGCTTGTTAGCGTGAATGAAATCCTCAAGGCTTTCATAGCCCTTGCCTACCAGCTGCATTCTGAAGAGTGCAGGCTCGCATACATACATAGGCCAGTCATAAGGCTGTCCTGGGCCTCTCTTGCAGCTTCTATTGGCCCATTCCTCCCAGACAAGGTAATCCTCCAGCTCCTCCTCAAGGAGGTCTCTGTGGACCTTGTAGAAGGCCTGAGAGAGTCTTCCCTCGCAGATGAGTCCTTGAGGAAAGTTAGAGGTCTTGAGGAAGAGTATATCAGGATTCCTCTCCTTAGGGAAGAGAGCCTTGCAGGCAGTCATATACTCCTCTACAGAGTCATAGTTACCCGGGGTGGTCCACTTACCGATGCTGTACTTCTTAGTGTCGTCATTGCGCATAGCAATGAGCTGTGTCGTGACGTATAGTCGCGCGCGTCTTAGTCCGCCTTCCATATTAGTAGCCTTGGAATACGTATCCTGTATGTTCTGTTAGTGACTCTGCGAACTTGTAGTCGCTGATGAATAGGTCTCTTGCTAGCATCTCGACGTCGATCTTGATGTATGGTGCGAGCCAGTTGTTCTCGTTCTCGAGCTTCCAGATAGGGTTATCTCCTGTCTCAGCGATCAAGTATTCTGCGAACTCATTCTCGTCAGAGTACTCTCCCATGTACTTATCTCGGAAGTCTCTTACGTCAGAGTACTCGCACTTCCATCTGTTTGTGAGCTCGTAGGCAATGTACGCTTCGAAAGCGTCTACTTCGTCTTCGTCAAGCTCGTCAAACACTTCCTTGGCGAAGAAGAAAAGTTCTGAGACTTGTTTGTCACCTTGCTCGTAGATGGTATCATCGTAGATGCCTCGCACTTCTAAGAGCTTGATCTCGACATCATCCTCTTCATCATCGAACTCTTCTGCAAGGGGTTCCTTGAGGTCATCCCATTCTGAGTAGTCGCTTAGCTGAAGCCAGATACCTTTCTGTGGATCCTCTTCATACATCTTTTCTGTAGTGACGAATACTCTGGCCGAATCGATGTTAGCTTTAATTGTGTCCATTGTTGTACTTATTAGTTGTTGTTAGCATGCTTCTACGTGGAAGCCCTCGTGTCCCTTAGCCTCAGGCTTGTCGTAGGGTTCTCGCACATAGCCCTTCTTCAGGTACTTGAAGGCTTCCTCATCCAGCTCGTTCTCAATATCCCTGATGAGCATCTCATATCCCATACGCTCCATACCCAGGGCTACTGAGGCTGGTAGGTTACTCACGATCTCCTTACGGAAGTGACGTGAGGAGAAGAGACCACCGAACCATACTGTCTCTTCCTCATAGAGAAAGCCTGTGACCTTGATATTTGATACCTTGAGGTCAAGGATGGTACGCTGCTCGTACTTGCGTGTGATACTCGTGATGGCCTTCTTCTCGCGAGTGAAGATAAAATTGCGGATCGTTTTCATTGCACTTATATTTGTTTTGTTCTTAGTATTTCTATTCTTTCTTTGATTGTACTATATAGGGGTAATAAGGGGGATCAGCTGCAACTGGTCCCCCTTATCTTATTCCCTAAATGCGTCTTCTTTTGACATAGACCGTAAAGCAATACCGTTGCGTGCGGCAAATCTTATGGGCTCATCTGTACCCGGGAAGTACACGTTACACACATTGTCCCACTCCCTATCCTCCAGAATCCTCTTGACCGCAAGGTCGTTCTCCTGTAGCCTCGGGATAAACTTAGGACCGAAAGGACCGTGCCCTATATACCACATGCCAGATACACAAGACATCCTGATCTCCTCATCGGACATATCTGCCATCCTGTATATGACTGCGTGATCATTATAGGTGTTAGTGATCTCCTTAGTCAGTCCGGACATCAGGCCTCGCAAGTACGCAACCTTATGCTTTACTGATACCTGATTGCTGGAGATCACATCACCCCTATTAGACACCGCTATGGTATTAAGGACACGGAAGCCTCTCTGACCTTCCTTGATGTAGAGTAGCGCACTCTTCTGCAACTTACTGAAGGCTCGCTCATCAAAGATGGTTAGTGTGTCTGTCATCATCCTTTCCTCACGTCTATGTACCCCAACCAAAACACCATAGGCAAACCACTCTCTCTCAGATTCTCTCTCAATCATAATGTGGGAGAGAGGAAGAGCAACAGAAAAAGAAGGAAGGAAAAGACCATCAGACCTTTCCTCAATCTCTTCAGGCATCACTGCCACAGGTGTCTGGACTGATCCCAACATAGGGATAGGTACATAAGAGCAAGTCTTGAGTCGTGTAGGCTCCCCATACATGATACGCCCTCTACGTAGCCCTTCCTCAGTGAGGAAGGTGCAACCGTTAGCGTCCCTCAATGGTATAGGGCCTTTCTCTGCCGTCATCACAACGGTGGATGCTTTATAGCCTCTTCGCATAGACGTTCTCAATAGAGTTCACTTCCTCGGCGTTGATCTCCTTGTAGTGTCTAACGCCTGAGGAGAGGTAGTATTCAAGCTCTGCGGCTACCTTACGCCACGATGGCACGCTGTGGTCTCCTATGGTATAGCCAACCTTGCCGCCTTTCGTCTGGTCAAACTTGAACGCTAGAGGTCGTGGTGTGCCGTTGTTACGCACCACGATGAAGTGGAAGTCATCAAGCTCGTAGTCCTTGAACTGCTCGTGCTGATTCATCCTAGCCCTGATGATGTCATAGTACATCTGAGCCTGAATGCCGTAGTTCCACTCGATAACGGACTCTGGGAAGTCGTCCTCGACCTTGCTGGTGGTCTTGAGGTCTATGATCCTTACCAGCTTCTTAGCGTGGTCCACGGTGATGATATCTGCCATACAGCGCAATCCTACACGGCCCATCTTAGCTGTGAACTTCTGCTGGTAGAAGATCTCGCCGTCAAACACAGGCACCTCTAGGAGCTTTGATACGCCTGTATTAGCTCGTAGTGCATTGACGCAGGCCATAGCCTTGTCCAGTTGGTCCTGGGTGATGATGTTCTTTCCTTGCGTCTTCCTCACAGCGTCAAAGTACTCAGCACAGCCGTGTACGTTCTTCAGTCGTGAGGACTTATACCTATCATCGATGTAGTACTTACACTCAATGCAGGCCCTGTGTATCTCTTCCTCAGGGACTTCTACCACCTTAGCATAAGTGGTTGAGGAAAGGAGAAGGTCTATCACGTCCTTCAATTTCCCTGATGGCACGTTGTCCTCATTGGCTACCACGTACCGCTCAGGAAATTCCTCTGGCGCTGTGAAGAGACAGTCTACCAGGGACCCGAAGGTCAAGGATGCAGATGTGACCTTGTCGTCGAGGTTATCGATCTTCCCTATGCCTTCTCTGAGGAAGCGAGAGATCTTGCTATACGACAAGGCTGGATCCGCACGATAGACTTCCTCGCTCACATCCCAAGCAAGGTCTCTAAAGTCTGGATGGTTACTCATTGTTCTTAGTATATTCTATGTTTCAACTCACGCACCCTTGGTAGAGTGCGACATGTATTCTATAAATTCTTTGATGTCTTTGACTGTCTTGATCTCCCAGAAGTGGATCTCGAGATCTGTCTTGAGCTGTTCTAGGTATTGTAGTATGAGCTTCCTCTTGACAGGGTAAACGTCATTGGCGAAGCCCTTGCACTCTATGATATGCAGCTGAGTCTTCGTCATATAGACAAAGTCAGGCATGTATGTGATGGCCCTTACCACATTCACGATCTTGTACATCGATGAGTGGAAGTTCACCTTCTTAGGCTCAAACTTCTCCATGAGCGTCATCTTCTTCGGCTCGTGGATAACATTGAGGCCGTGGTTCTCACATACCTTGAAGAACCGTTCCTCTAGCTTAGAACGGAATTTGATCCCCTTGTACTCCGTCCAGGAGGCTCCCCTGATCTTCTTGTTTCCCGTCATGATACATTAGTGTAAGTACGACCTCGGCCATAACATCTACCCCATAGGTCTCTGCAAGATCTGAGGGGTCCTTACATCCATAGTCCTTGGGTAGAACCAGGTTGATGAGCTTGGGATATTTCTCACGTAACACCGCAGCGTAGTGCTGTCCGTTGTTGACGCTAGACTCGAAGTCGTTATCGTACAATAGGTACACCTCCTCAAAGCGCTTAAAGAGATCCATCATCACCTTATGGTTAGGCTTGGTGCCCTCAGACTGCATAGCTGTAGCTGGGATGCCCAGCGTTTTCCACAGACACATAGCGTCCTTCCTAGATGATGTAATGATGAGTCTCTTTCCCTGAGGAGGCAGGAGAGTCCACAGGTTCCACACTGAGGCATCGGTGTTAGATAGCCACTTGAGCTTCTGACTCTTCGGCTGGTAGACCTTGATGTGCATACGTCCGTCCTTATTCTCTACATAGGCATAGGATAACACCTCCGCTGGGAATGTCTTATATCCACTGCCTCTGTTGATACTGATAGTCTTGACAGCATACACACCGAACTCCGCAAGGTCCTTAGTGGTGATACCATAGGCAGACCAATACTTCTCATCCACCGCACTGAACTCGCGCGTCGTGACTGATATGTCTATGATCTGATCTACAACCTCCATCTGTAACCTGTTGTGATTCTTGATAGTCTTGTTCCCGAAGTCCTCGATGAGCTTGGCTCTTGTCTCGCCTGTGAGCAAAGATATCAATTTTAACACAGACCCTGATTCGCCGGTCCCATGATCCTTATAAAGAATACCTCCCTTTCGACCTTTGAAGATCGAGAAGGAGGCACCTCTATCTAGTCTCATCGGAGATCTGATGAGGCAGGGGATCCTCTCCACGCCAAGGTATTCCTTTAGCATGGCGAGGTCCCGAGCTTCATCTATGAACCGGTCACTATCTGCTGTTCCCAGTCCAAACGCCACTAGAACGGAGCGGGTTCATTAGCGAAGGGATCGTCATCACCAGCTGCCTGAGCTCCACCTGCGAGGGGATCAGCGTTACTAGCGCCACCGAAGGGATCATCGTCCCCGGAGAGCTCAGCGCTGCTTGCCGTAGCTGCACCTACGTTCTTAGGCGTGGTGGCGAACGTAGAGATCGTGTTAGCTGCGAAGGGTGCGATAGCGTCCGTAGAGAACTGATCCTTGATAGACCCACCGAAGGCAGCGAGCTCATCGATGTGCTTAGCTACCTGCTTGTTGATATAGGCAGCCTTAGCATAGGACGTGAAGAAGAGACGATTGTAGACCGACTGGTAGAATACCGATGGGTTATCCTTGTCCTGTCGAGCCGTGAACATCAGCTTGATAGCACGAAGCTCACCGACCTTCACGATACCCTTGAGCTCCTTCATCTTGCCAGCGAGGAGGCTCTTGATATCATCGATGCAGCACTCAGCTTCCTGAAGGTTGGCGATGGGGAGCCACTGCTTCGTGTTGCTGTCATACTGATGCGTCTCAGGGATCTGCAGGAACGTGCGGATGAACTTCACGAGATCTTCCTCACCACGTACAGCTCGACGGAAGCCAGGGAAGATGCGAGCCTTGAAGCCGCTGTCATACACGACCTCCTGCTTAGCCTCTACCTGCTCGGCCGTAGCCCACGCTGTGTTACCATACTTATCGATTACCTGATAGCGGATAGGCTTGCCGTTGTCACCCTTAGACTGGAAGAACTCCTTGTAGAGACGGAAGCGGATGGAAGAGTTGAGCTTACGCCCATCTGCCATCTCCTCAAGCGTCTCTACGTGGAAGACGATATCTACATAGTCTACTGTGCGCTCTACATTGCCCTGTTGGTCCTTGTACTCTGCGGTGCCGGAATACTTAGGCTCGTCACGTTCGATCTTACGACCGAGGATCTCGCTGAGCTCAGCGTTGGTAGGGTTGACTGCGGTGATACGTACAGGTGTGATACCTACATACACGTCACGTGCTTCTGAGTTGAGGGAGAGCGACTGATTGTTTTCGCCTTTTGCAAATGCCATAATACTTGTCTTGTTATGTTGTTATGAATGGTTCTTGATTAGTTGAAGGGTAGATCATCGATAGATGAGGAGAAGGGATCTTTGTCCTCTTCCTCATGATCGTAGCTTGCAGGATGTACGAACTCCGTGGTGTCAGCATCCTCTACTGGTACGGTGTCATTGTCATCCTCTTCCTCAGGATCGAGATCTGGTGTCTCATCTTCCTCAGGCTCTTCGAGGTCAGGCTGTTCGCTCTCAGCTTCTTCCTGGTCTTCTTCGCTAGGGATGACGACTACGATCTTCATCTGTTCGTCGTGACTGAGGTCAGCAAACTCCTTAGGGCTGAGACCACCGGTGAGCTTCTTGAGGTGCTCAGCGTTGAGGTCGATGAGTGTCTTGTAGGATTCTTCCTCTACGCCCATAGCCTCCAGCTTCTTGGCGTAGCGAGCTCGTACAGCCTCTGCTGCGCGCTGTGCTGCACGCTGAGCTTCTTCCTCGCACTTAGATGCTACTACTGTCTTCTTCTCCTCAAGACCGGCTACCTTAGCGTTGTAGTCTTCGATGACCTTGAGGATCCAGCGCATTGCTGTTACTTCTGTTCTTGATGCCATGCTTATAATTGTTAATGGTTATTACTTGATCTCTGCAGCTGGCTTGGCTGGCTTAGCTGCAGAGGGCTTTTCTTCTTTCTTAGGAGGCTCTACCATAGTCCCTTCTTCCTCATAGTACTCACGTGAGATGTCGAGGACTGCCTGAAGGTCGTTATCGATGTACCTCTCCTCAAACATACCTACAGGTGACTTAGCTGGGATTGTGAATCCATGACGCTTAGTCCTGCGAGTGATGAAGCGGTAGATAGGTTCGTCTTCCTCATCATCAAACTCTACGTCTGTGAAGAGGGTGACGGTGACAAGCTCCAGCGGGTTAGACTGCTTGTCTACTAGCTTACCTACTGAGGAAAGCTTGTACTCTGGAAATTCCATGGTGGTGTCGTCGTCCTTCTCCACGTGCATCATCAGGACTACCTGTAGGTCCGCACGCTGCTTAGAGAGGAAGTAGAGTAGCTCCTGGAAGTTCGCCGCCATGCGGTTGAACTTGTCGTAGCCCTTCTCTCCAGCTCGGATGGTGTTGAAGCTCTCGTTACGCATCAGGTAGATCGTGTCATCTATGACGACGGTCTTGATATGCTTGAGAGGACCATCAGCCTTGGTAGAGGCGATGAACTTCATGATCTGGTGGTAGTCATCAGTCTCTACGAAGTTGCGGTTCTGCGTGTTGAACTTCTTCTTGTAGCCACGGAAGGGGATGTCCTTCAATGGCACGACGTTGATGATCAGCGTCTCCTCAGGCCTGAGGTTGCGCATTGAGTAAGACTTGCCTGTACCAGTCTTACCAGCGACAATGATTGCTTTTGCCATGCTTATTACTGTCTGAATGTTTCTATTAGTTTGAGGTCGTCAGCTACAGATCCAGCCTCACCTTCCGGCTTCTTAGCCTCCTTGAAGAAGGCCATTGCGCCACAGAAAATAAGTCCGATCGTACTTCCGACTTCTCCGTCCCTGTTCTTTTCGATTGATAGAAATCTGATGTTATCTCTGTACTTCTTGATATCATACCCTGCGTACTGAGGGATGTCGTGTACAGCTGGTGAGTAGATCCCCATCATAACATCAGCATCCCTATATGTGTACTTAGTGTCAGCTAGACCTGAGCGTGTAGGTCGAGTGCGCTTAGCCTTGACAGCCTCCTGCGTCTCGTTCTCCCCTGACTGCTGCTGGACTACCACAGGTATGAACTTGTAGAAGTTAGCTGCCTTCTTCTTGAGGTACTTGCTCAGTCGGTCCATAGAGGCCTTGAGGGACTCACCCTTGCTCGGCATAATGAGAGAGAGGTGGTCGATCCAGATGATCACGTACTTGTTGTCGTCTGCAATCTTGTAGGACTCCGGTACCTTGGTAGTGGTGATCACCCCGGTCACTTCATCCGTCTCTTCCTTCTCCTCATATTCTATGGTGCCGTGCATATCGGCGTATCTGTCTACATCATACTCTATCCCCTCCATCGTATCAGCCGTACTGAAGTACATACAAGACTCAAAGTATCTGAGGAAGGACTGAAAGTCCCTTGTCTCCATATACTTCTTTGTCTCCTCATCGATCTTCTTCTCAGGGTGAGTACCCTTGAGGACTGACTTAGGGACGATCTTCTTGATGTTACGATAGAGTAGGTAGCTGATGAACCTCAGCATAATATCCTCCTGCGTCTCCTCAAGAGGAAATGCTATGACATTGACCTTGGTACGCCCGCCAGAGTAGAACGCCTTGAGGATAGGCTCAAAGAGGAAATAGGCACAGGTGAACTGCGATTTACCTCCATTTGAGTAAGCCGTAATCAGGTGATACGTCCCTCTCTGGATGCCAGGAAAGCTCCGCTTGAACCTCTGGAAGGACAAAGGTATGATATTCTGCTGGACATCATCTACAGCCTGAGCTGCACCAATGAGGTCCAGGACTTTATCCGTTAATGACCTCTTCTTCGTCGTACTCATTGGGGTTTAGTTTGAGGAGAAGAGCACCTACCTTGATACGCTGATTGATGGCTCGGCTCTGCGCCTTCTCGAACAATGCGAGCATCTTGAGTCGTGCTCCTACGATGGCTGACTTGGGTGTTTCTGCTACGAAGTGGGTGTATACAGGCTGTTCTAAGGGATCGGTCTCGTTGTAAAGGCAGATGGTAGCCTGATAACCATCGCCATTCTTGATTACGCTTTTTGAAATCTTCATTTGCTTGTCTGTTTGTTATACTAGGGTTTGTGTCCAGTCCTCTTCTTCTACGATCATCTCGTCTCCGAGCTCGATCCAGTTGAGGAGGTAGGACTCGTGTTTAGGATTCTGTGGTGTGCCTCCGTAGCTGAAGATGAAGTCCTCAAGGCCTCTCAGGTAAGTCCAGTCTCCTCGTAGTGAGTCGACGTACTTCTTAGTAGCCTCGATGATGACCTCTTCCTCAATCTCCCTATTGGGGTCAAAGACTGTACGGAAGTTGGTTAGTGATATTGCTATGTTCGCTGGTGCCCCAGCAAACGGCACTGAGTAGCCTGGCCTCTTCCCTTTCGGGTAGAGCGCCCTTAGCTGTCTAGCTAGCGTCAATTCCTCAGCGCTAGATCGTATCTTACTCATCTTAATATGTGTCTGATGTTCTTGACGTGGTGGTATATGACGCTCTGGAAGTTCATATCTGCATCTACATGGGCTATCACCTTATGCATCTGCAGTGGCTCTATGATCGTCCTAGTACTCCTGTACTTTGATATAGCCTCTCTGAGCGACCATATAGAGATCTGTGGGTATTTCTGTCGGAACGCTCGGATTGAGGAAGAGAGAGAGACTATATTGTCCTTCTTGCCTGGCTTGTAATGAAAGAGAAGCTCTCTGGCGAGTTCTACCTCATCCATCTCCCTAGAGCCAAACCTCATCGCTTTCCAGATGATAGCGTCAGTCTCGGCTGTTGCATAGTATGCATCACCCTCCTTAACGATATTCACGATGTGCCCTATCTCATTGTAGAGGTGCTCTCCGGTACCCTTGGGTGCCACGAGCATCCTACTACTCATGAGTAGCGCCATCTCCTGGTAGGTGAGTCCTATGCTCTCCAGATAAGCGTCATTGAATATGATTTGTCCGAATGAAATGTCTGTCATTTTGAGTGGTACACTTTCTGGCTGTCACCGATAACCTCAAGGGCCGACTTGAGGAAGTCCTCATCTCTGGTGTTGTCGATACACAGGATGACCACAAGAGGCTTATCATGTCGTAGGACACGTCCTACCTTCTGAATCACACCTCGCTCCCCTGCATCGAGCTGAGAGATAACACCTACCTCACAGTCGAAGAGGTTGTAGCCTTCTTGTAGCATACCTACAGCGAAGATCTCATCGATCTGTCCATCGTTGAAGTTGTCGAGTATTACTTGGTTGTTGTTCTTCTTAGAGTGGATGCTGCACTCGTAGTTGAGAGCGTCAGCCTGATCTATTGAGGAGACGAAGCATACGAACCTCTTACCCTTAGCGCGGATGCGATCAGTGATATTCTTGATTCGTGATGTCTTGATCTCCCCTAGGACCTTCTTGCGCTCTATACAGGCGTTAAGCCACACCTGCTTGTTGTACTCTGTAGGCTGCTGGTCGAAGTTGTCCTTAGCCCAGCTTACTCGGCTCTCAATGTAGTCGTAGTACTGCTTCTCCGTACAGCTGATAAGCACATTGGCTGATGGGTTATGCTTCTTTGATAGCCAGAAGAACCTCTTGTCGTATCCAGCCTTTACGGTGAATGGCTTGTTAGGATCTCTGACGACCTTGATAAACTGATTGGCTACCCTGTTGTCCAAGCTGGAGTGCATCACCCAGATCTCAGGCTCCGGTAGTACACCAGACTTAATCGCATTCTTCAGTGACACCTTGAGCTTCTTGAGTCCCGGCCTAAAGTGTCTGAGGAGAAGTACCTCGTCCTCTTTGAGGGTAGCACTGAGGAAGACAGTATAGGTGGACTTGAGATCCATGAACGCCTCCTTACGCTTGTCAGTGACTAGGTGATGTGCCTCATCAGCAATTATGAGATCGTACTCCTTACCAGATAGCTTGTGCATAGAATGGTAGCAATAGGTCTCGCATTCTACTCCTTCCTTCCTCAGAAACTTCTCAAACTCCGTTTCCCAGTTCTTGCCGTGACCCACCTCATTGACCAGCAAGAGCACGCTCTTGATGTCTTTGATGCAGTTGATCACTTCGATAGCCAGCGCGGACTTCCCAAAGCCTGTAGGTAGGTTGAGGAGGATATGCTTAGCCTTGTTTATCATAAGCAACCGGACTAACGCGTTGCGCATTCCTTCTCTATCCATAGGTGGTCCTTTGTAATTCTTAGTTCTTTTCTTCTTATGCTTTGTACTCATGTTACTGATTTTCTTAGATAAGGGGGTGACCTCGTCAGAAGCCACCCCCAATACCATCAACTATAATAAGCACAACTATGTCGCCTTGGCGATACAGCTTGTCAGTAACGACAGGTCAAAGATAAGGATTATTCCTCATCCTCTTCCTCATCGTCGTCCTCCTCAGGGTCATCCCCTCCTGGGAATGGGAACTCTACTTCTACTGCTTCCTCATCTCCTTCCTCAGCCACCTCGTACATCTCTACACCACTGTAGAGCATACCGAAGGACTGGATCACGAGACCCCACAAACCAAGCTCCTCAATCCAGATGAAGATGGTCTCTGGGTATCGCTTGGTGATTCTTAGAACATCATAGAGATCTTTGTTTGTGAGGAGACAGGTATAGCATTCATCCTCAGTGTCTGTGACGCGTAGTACTTCTGAGGTGAAGCACTCTTCCCCCATGTAGGCACATTCGTCTGTTTCGTTCATGTAGAGTGCCTTGTAGCACGCTACGGTGTTCTGAAGCTCATCGATGATCTTCATTAGGTTGGTCTTCTTGACCTTTAGCTTTCTCATATTTCCTGTGTTGTTAAACGAGATAAGGGCCGATCCTCCCGGACAGACCCTTACAATACTTGACTTGATTCTTAAATGATTATAGCATCACAAAGGTAGTGAATACTTTTGGTTTGTTGTTAAATAGTTAGGGGCAGACACTAGGCCTACCCCTATACTTGTTAGTTTACTGCGTTGTGTAGCCACCATGCAAGGCTTCCTACTACTGTAAACGCTGGTACGATGATGAGCACGAAGAACATAAAGGCATGGATCAGGTCGATCTTCTTGTCCTTACGTTCCCACATTTCGTCTGTGATACCGAAGGAACGATCGAGCTTACGCTTCCAGTCCTCTACGAAGAAGCCACCACCAGGGTACTTCTTGTACTCACGGACGTTACCGTCCTGCCCCATGATCCAGTACTTCTCTGTATCATCTTCCATCTCGGCGACCAGACCGAGTCGACCATCGGGCCATTGCTTGGGCTTAGCGCCAGTCTGGTTTACCCAGCTCAGGTAGTACTCCTGGTTGAGCTTAGCTCCGTTTTCGTCGATCTGCTCTACCTTGACATCCTCAGCCTTGGTAGGGATAAATCCTTCCTTCCTCACGGTCGTACCATCAGGACCTGCGGCACTGATAGGTTCTTCCTTGATGTATACATACTTCTTTGCCATACTCTATATGATATAGTTATGTCCTTTGGCTTTTCCTCAGGAACTATGGTACAAAGGTAATACTTCTATAAGGACATGAGGAGAGCGAAGAGAATGCCTAGTGCGTCACAGGCAAGGTCCTTTTTATCGAAGTATCCACCTCTCTTAGCATCCCACACCTCCTTAGCTACCGAGATAGCTACAGAGATGACGATAGCCACCCAGATACCCCCTAGGAGGCTCACAATCTTCGTCAGTGATGCGATCGCTATGAAGTGGAGGCATCCATCTACCCCGATGCTTTTAACACACCACAGGGCGATTCTGTCGGTTATAGACTGTTTCATTGCTCTACTTGCTTGTAATTCTCCTTGAAGTGCTTCTCTGCTACACTCTTCGCCCAGTCAAGGGTCCATCTACGTGCGTCGTCAATGAGGTACTCTCCACCGTATAGTGGCCACCCATCAGCTTTCTTTACTGTGTGCTGCATGTAGAGATGCCCCTTGGCTCCGTAGATCTTGATAGTGTACTCAGCGATCTTCTCACCTTCCTCATTGCCCACTGATGCGTAGTAGATCTCTACACCCTCATCTGAGTAGCCGCGCCACTTTAGTTCTTTTGTTGATGTTGCTGTCTTCATCTTGATTCTTGTGTTAGTTTTCGCTTATTGGTCCTAGGTGGATGATATCGAATAAGTCTTCGACAAGAGTGGCTTCCTTTGCCTCCCATCTGAGAGTCTTGTCCTTCCTCAGCCATAAGGCTTTTGAGGAAGCCTGCATTGCCTCGAAGGCTGTGTTAGCTCTTACCATCTGGAATTTAGTGTCTAGTGGGATGCGATTATCCTTGAGTGCTCTGACAATGTAGAATCGTTCTCCACCACCATCTATGATCTTGTTGTCCACTAAGTCATAGATGAACTTTTTTACTTTAGGGTTAGGCATATCGCCGTCGCAGAGATGATACTGCTCTCTTACTGCTATGGCGATGACCTCATCCTTGACTATCTTGTCGGCTATGACTGCGTAGATTCTGGGCTTTATCTCGATAGGCAGGCTTACCGACGCTATGTATAGTTTATAGTCTTTACTCATTGTCTTCTTCATCTTCTTCTTGCAGGATTTGCTTTGCTAGCATCTCCCGGTCTTCATTGATCAGTTCATGTAGCTCGTCTTCACATAAGGCAGTGCTTCCTACCCACGTCTTGATCATCTCTCCTATCACGCTTTCCCCTGGCATCTCAATAGTTCTTATTAGGTAGCCAGTCCAGAGCCCCCTGTCTCTGTCGAGCGTTAGCTGATTGAGTACGTGGGTATACTTGATCTTGGCGTTACCGAACCCAAATTCAGCCACTGCGATGTGGGATGGCATTTGCTGGTAGCCCTTCTTTATCTCTAGGTTTTCCATCTTTACTTTGTCTTACGTCTTATACTAAAATAACCTTATCCTCCTCATTGAGTATTAGTCTTTGAGGAAGGATGAGGTTGCCTCTTCTTGTTAGCATCTTACTTATTTAGCTTCTCATACCTTATTGCTAAGATCTGGTGGTAGGCTTGTATTACGTTCATCTGTGCCGAGAGTAGTCTTGTCATCTCTATGTCGTTGTCAGGGTCACGTAACCTATTTTGCACTTGTGTAAGCTCATCAAAGAGTTGTTCTATTCGAATAAATATCTTATCCTTTTCGCTCCCTGACAATCGGTAAGCGTCTTCGAAAGCCGCCTGAGGAGACCAGGAGATGTATCCACCCAGCTCCTCTAGGTTTGATCTACCGCAGCTTACATACTGCACTAAGTAGCCATTATCATCCGGGTCTTCGTTCTCCGGTGTCTGCCATCCACGTAGGGCGTTGTATTCCCCTCGCGTCATGGGTGTTGCGAATATCGTCTTAGTACCGGTGTACTGCTTCAAGTTCTGCTTGATGCTTGCGATCTCTTCTTTGTTCATTGCTTTTCTTATTTGCTGGTTATTTGCTTATACTAAAATAGCCGACCTTATGGCCGGCTATGTGGCTGGTGGGGGACTCCAACCCCCAACCTGAGGTTTAGGAAACCTCTGCTCTATGCTGTTGAGCTAACCAGCCTTGTGTGGGCCGCCTCCATTATGGCTAAGAGGCGAACCCACGTCGTGTAATCACTCAATAAATGGAACCGATGCAAAGATAGTGCGTTTAGCGATATGAGCAACACAGGTGCGTCCCATCTTTGCGTTTGAGTGATCTTAGTCTACAAGGATTCTCTGACCCACATCTGTCTTGACGTAGGTAGCTGAGTCGACTCGCTCCTCAACGATTCGACCATCATCCTTGCGGACTATGAAGTAGTAGATCGTCTCTCTGCGCTCTATACGTTGTTCTAGTTGTCTTGCATCCCAGTTGTACATATATCCTGATGGCACGAAGGTCTTGTCCATAACCTCGGCGTTTGACTCCGGTGCTGTGATGGTTACTATGGTGAACGGTGCAAACAAGGCGATCAGCGCTGACGTAATCATTATTGCTGTGTATATCTTGTCCTGCTTAACTGTCGTCAATGCACCCCCGATCATCACGGCACAGATGATGCATACCGCCAAGGGAATGAAAATTGATAGGGAAATCAGTAGGTCTCGCATTGGTCTATACTATTAGAACTTGATACTATTCCTAGTCTCAAGTAAAACTTATGGATACACCATCCCCTAGGCAATTTAATAGGTATTGAGGAAAGACATATAAGTAGAAGAACATACTCTTCTCTTCCTCAAATAACGCGCGCGCGAGGCACATTTTCGGGCGAACCCGAACCTAGTTAAATTGCGCATAGGGGGATGGCTTCTTAGCCCCAAGGGTGAGGTACCATTATGGTATCCACTCCTCAACCTCTCGGCTGTCTCTCTTCCTCAGGTAACACGTACCCACGGTCGATCGACACGCTACTCTTTATCTCATCAGGACCTGAGTAGTAGTATTAGCTCACTTTCGGTCGGTCCAGACCTAGACGCGGATCACTTTACCAGCCGGCCACCTATCCGTCAATTGTTTTATATCCCCTGGGTTACTACCCGAGCTCCTGGTGGCTTTCATTCTCCTCACAGGACGTACGATGACACCGATGAATGAGGAGGGGAATCCCCAGCTATCCACCGCCCTTGGCGTGCCGTGTACTTCTACACCCGCTAGGCGGCTTCATTGCTGGGCCACCACAAAGGTAGGAAGAATATCTGGGACTTGAGGAAGAGAGAGTGGGTGATCATGCTACCTGAATAAGTTTGCAATGTCATCCACATACATCTCCCATGCTATCTTGGTAGCTCGGCCAGCTGTCTTGATGTCTGCCTCAATGTTTGTCTCATCGCCATCCGGGGTAACAAAGTAGAGTGCGTATGTATCTTTGACCTTGTAGATCCTGAAGTCATACCAGAGTATTAGGGTTTTTGCATCCCAAATCTTGTTATCCTCTATATTCACCACCCACTCTAGCGGCTTGAGGAGGCGTTCAAGTTGTTTTCTTGTCATGCCTTTTCCTCACTTAAACATACTCATTACGTCATTTACATACTCCTCCCAGGCAAGTTTGTACCCTTCCTCAAGAGTCTTGATGTCGCCCTCTACTAGGATGGTCTCACCGTTGATATCCATCTTGAGGAGGCTGTAGAGACCCATAGACCGTTCCATTAGAAAGTCATACCACAGGTTTGTCTCTGCGATCTTATCGGCATCATTCGCGCTCATCCACTCTAGTGGCTTGAGTATTTTTGATAGTTGTTCTTCTGTCATAGTTGTTACTTGAATTGCTGTAGTATATAATTTACGTGGTCTTCCCAGGCTATGGCTTTAGCTTCCTCTATCGTCTTGATGTCGACTGCGATGCCAACGCTCCACCTTCTGTCAAAGTCTTCGATAGCCACTGCATACATACCATCTAGTTCGTATATGCTATACCAAGAGCATTGTATTCCAGAGTGGGCATAGATATCCTCCCTGTCCCCGATCTTCCTCCGACTCCAATGCAATGGTTTAAGCTCCTGTTTTAGTTGTTCCTTTGTCATGATTCTATTCTGAATAGGTCTTCTATTTCGTCTACGTAGTCTTTCCATGCGATAGCTTTGGCTTCTTCGATGGTTTTAACTCCGTTTGCTAGATCTATAATGTTGCGCCCTGAGTCCTCTTCCCTGTTTACGGTATATCCATTCTTGCCTCTGAATATCACATACCAATAGTTTAGGGGTTCTGCTGACGCTGCTACGTCTTCATCTCCATTGCCGTATCGTCCGATAGGTCGCCAATCTAATGGCAACAGCTCTTGTTCTAGGTATTCTCTTGTCATCTTGTCTTTTTGTCAGTATGTCTCGAACTTCATTGTGTCTCCTATCTTGGCCCTCATGTATCTATCCTTATCAACCTTGACCTCAATTACCTCATCACTGTTGAGCTTCACCTTGAGGTACCACTGGTCAGGTCGGTAGAATAATCCCAGGTTGGTGCCTGCAGGATTGACCCTTTTTTTAATGATTACTCCTTTTGATCGTAGCATCTTCTGAGTCTCCTGCTTCTGTTTATACTCGTCTGTCTGTGTGTAACAGAATGAGCTTATCACGAAGGCGAGGACTAATATAGGCCAAGTGAGTCCCCATATTATCTGGAAGAGTCCTGGTTCAGGTACTCTGTCGTAGTGTCCCATAGTTTTTATTATTTAGCATTCCACCGACTACCCCATATAGAGATAGCCGGTGGTCTGCTTGTTACACATATACCACTTAGTCTAGAGAAGACTAGTTAGCGGTAGGGTTATTATCTTTCTTCAGGTCTCTTGCGTCCATCATAACGCCTACGCCTAGATTTTTGAGCTGAGCGTCGATGATGTCCAGCTGGATCCCCTCCAGCTTTACAGCCGTTGAGGAAGAGAGCTTGGTGGACATAGCGAGAGCTGTGATGGTGGTCATGCCCTCGGAGAAGAACTTAGCTGTTGTGCCTGGATCTTCATGATTGACGACCGCACGGTTCATCTTGAGGAAGAAGTCCATAGTAGCGTCAGCTAGCTCCTCTGCGCTCTTAGCTATATCGATGAAGTTCTCGGTCTTAGTCTTGCTTGCTTCTAGCTCCTTGATGCGGAGCTCCTTTTCTTCTTGCGTCATTGTCTGTTAGTTTTCTTCAGCTTCTTTGATTTGCTTGATGATGAACTGATCTACGATAGAGTCCTCAAGGAAGGCTACGATAGGCGTGTCCTTGATAGAGAGGATTGTCTCCTGGCTGCTCTCACCGTCAAAGTCCTTCTTGAACTTAGTAGCGAGCGCAAAGGCCGCTGTGAAGTCCTCTACAGAGAGGAAGAGCTTACGTGTGGTGCTCTTGGCGACATTTCCAACCTCAGAGATAGTGTCTACCTGATAGGTCACGAGGAAGAACAGCGGATACTGATCTTCTCGTAGCTCCTGCATCTCTAGCTCAGCCTTGACGACCTTGAGAGAGTCAATCTTGAGGCTGTCCTTCTTGTAGGCATATTGGCGTGTCACCCACTTCTCGATGAGGATCTCAGCGAAGGCGTAGTTAGGTGCTTCGACGAGGTAAGACTCGGACATCTTCTCATCAAAGGTGGTCTCATACGAGACCTTAGCTTGGAATAGCTTCATTTTAAGTTGTGATTAGAGTTATACTTTCCCATTGCTGGGGTTCATAAGTTCTGGTAGATTCTCTTTAATTTATGAGAATTGAAGAGGATTACTCATCTCTCTCTTCCTCAGGATTAATGGTCTCGGAGATCCATAATAGCTCATCTTCGATGTGAGGAGAGCGATGTACTCTCCTCTCCTTACCCTCGGTGATATCGCCATCTATGTTGATCATAGAGTGGACTACCTCGATGTTTGTCTCAAAGTAGTCCATTGTTGCACCGCGGACCTTATCAATCGTTATCGTTGCGATTCTTTGCTTCATACGATTTGAGTCTTCTTCTTAATTCAGATACGGTGGAATATAGACCACTAAAGGCTTCGTGTGCAGTATGGACATACATTGGGCCGATCTGCCCATCTTTGAACATAGTCTTTTCTGCTAGTTCCTTGTCTATTGTTGTTGTTGCTATGTATAGATGTGGGTAGAGGCTTTTAGTCTTCAGCTCCAGGCTTACCGTTTTACCTTCAATCGAAGTAGAGGCGTTTATAATCTCTGAATCTTCCAGCTCCTCTACCTCTATGGTGATTGGTTCCTGCATCTCCATCCTCATTAGGTAGTCCTTGGCTGTTTGTAGCTCCAGCTGTCTTAATTGACTTGCCGATAGCTTCTCGCGCTCGTAGACTCCTGGTATCTCCGGGATCTCGAGAGGCTTGAGGCCTGGAATCTCCTTTCTTGAGATCTTGATACACTTAGACTTCTCATCCTGGTAGACGTTATACCATTTCCTGAGGAATGGCATGACGATCAGGCTTATCTCAAGGGGTGAGAGCTTCTGCATATCTAGCGTGTACATCGTATCTCTCCTGTTCTTATATGCCACCTCGGTCCATATAGGCTCCTCTGAGAGCATCAAAACGTATGGGTGGTTATACCGCCTTATATGGTCTAAGATCTCGCCTTGTAGGGCTTCTACGAGCCACTCACGGCAATCCCATACAGGTCTATTGCCTTCATACTTCTTGATAGGCCACAACTCCTCTATCATAGTGAACTCCCTGCACTCAGGGATTAGGTTCTTATTCATAGTTGTTTCTGTTGATTCGCTCCTGAGGAGAGGATACTGTCCCTTCCTCAGGATCTATTACTTCTTCTTTGCTCTGCCCTTGCTACCGCACAGATGAATGTGAGGATAACAAAAGCCCTTACTTCTGTGGGGTACCCACTCGCCAGGATCAAATAAATGCCCTGTACGAAGAGATAAAGTCTTATGAGGTCTATCATACTACTCGTATCGTTGTAGGCGCATACAGACGGCTACAGATAGGCACATGGCTACCTGAGTGATGCCGGTGATCATGTCAGTCTCGAAGAATACCACGGCGCTAAGCCCTGCGATGAAGGAGATGAGCACCATGGCGATAGAGCGTAGTAGCTCGTTGCGGTTCTTTCTTGTCATATCTTTTACTTTATCTTGTTTAGCTTCTCTGTTACTTCCTTGATGAAGAACTCCCTGAACTCAGGTAGGCGCTCAAGGATGTAGATCAGCATGCTTGCCACTCTGGTTGGTGGTACTCCATCCTCGATCTCTTGCTTTACGTTGACTTCCCCGATTTCGTTTATCTTGATTTTGCGTACTTTATCTTGGTGTTTGTATTCCACCTCTATGTAGCCGCGTGCAATTACTCTTACCTGATCTGGCTTATCCTGTGCAAGATCTTTGATATCCACCTTGATGCTTATGTCTCCCATCCAGATTGATTCTCCTACATTCATAACCCCTGATAGATGTAGCATCTCTGCGATTGCGGTCATCCTTAACAGCTCTGAATCCATTCGCCGGATCTTGCTTACACATGAGACTATGTATTCATAGGCTCGTCTCTCATGCCTATGGAGCATGTAGTAGTCTAAGCCAACACCACATACTCTCGCAATTTCTATCCCTTTCTTCTTTCGGTTTTTCCTCTTCCTTTGTTCGATTGGGCTCTTTCTCCTGTAAATCTCCTGCGCCTCGGAGACCAGGTGAATCAATTGCATATCCATACTCTTGTCTTATTTACTTAGCCACTTCTCCACTTTCTCCACAAAGACTCTTTCAAACTCATCGAACTCCTGAAGGGTGAAGTTGAGTAATTTCTCAACCTTTTCCTCCCAATCGATAATATTGGTTTTCAGGCTTGTCGTCATCGGCATTCTTTGTGGTATATATAGGTCATCATACTCTTCGTATGACTTTCGTATTGACACCCTTATATAGATGTAATCTTGGTCATGGGATGTTTCCCCTGGTCTCAGTCTCACAATGATATGTGCCGGCTTTTTCTTCGCTTCATAATAATCGAACAGCTCGGCTACCGTTGTGATATTCTTGCTCGTCAGTTCTCTCGTGATCTCGCAGATATACCACATCCTTCTCCTCAATTTGCTTACCTTGAGGAGAAGCGATGCTATCTTTTGAATCTTTCGTCTTGTGACTCTTGGGGCTGTTGAGTAGTAGATGTTATCCATCATTAGCATGCTCTTAATTCTCGTCACAGTGTTATCCCTGTGTTTCTTCTTTAGCTCCTTGAGTTTTTGTATATCTAAGGCCTTCTCGGACACCTTCTCTAACAAGCCTTTAAGATCTGCCGCTCTTTCTTTGTTGTTCATAGCTTATACTATTAAAGGCCCCCTCATTCCTGAGGAGGCCCAGATTCTACTTGACTTGTTCAAATTCCCTCTTTAGTTCACCATTATTGAACACTCCGTATAGTAGAGTGTCCCGGCTAAACAAGAAGTGATCGCCCTTCTTGAGCTCTAGATATCCTCCGTGGAAATAGACGTAGAGTCCACTTGCATCTTCTGTTACTGGTGATGTCATCCCAGTCTGTACGCGTATCCCCATTTCGTTGTTAGGGTCATTGACCTGCTTGTAGAACTCTTCTATGTTCTTACCGTTATATTGCAGGCCCTTGAAGATGATCCCATCCCTACTTCTGTATGTCTTGATCATTGCTTTGATTGCTTTAGTACTTGATAGATCTCGTCTGCGACCCACTCCTTGACTTCCTCTTCCATCTCTGGGAAGGTCTTGCCTGCGCAGATCTCTGTTGAGTATCCTGGATGAATGGCGTTTGCTATCCATCCTTCTGCAAAGGGATCTCTAACTGCTAGGATACGCATTCCCCATACCGGGTCCCATACGCATCTCGTAGTACCGGTTTCCTTTCCAGCTGGGCTTACCCACTCTGGGTCCTTCATCTGCTCCTTGATTTGTTCCTTGGTGATCATAGTTGTTGTTGCTTATTAGGGTTTGAGGAGGAGATAGTATATCTCTCCTACTGGTTTAGTATGAGGTTCTTGTGATGCTCTCGGCAGGCCTTGATAGCATTCTCCACACTATTGAACTTCTGCCCGAAGAGTTTGACTCGTTGTCTTAGATCTTCTGTCATTGTCTAAACTCATTAGTGACCTTAAACACATTGATGTAGCAATAGTGATCTAGGTCAGGGTTATTGTTGCTCCACTCTCTGAACTCCTTAGATGATCTGAGGTTCGTACCTGAGACTTCCTGGGCGAATTTGATAGCTTCTTCTACTGAGTGGAAGTACTCGGTCCCATCCTTGCCATGGATAGAGTAGTCTACCTTAGCTCGCTCTGGGTAAGTATAACCTTCTGCGTCGTTAGTCTCGTAGATCTGACATCCTGGCTCTTCCTCAATATACAAGATATCAAGGTTAGGGAATACCTCAAGGAGCAAATTGGGGAAGTGTGTCATACACCAAGCCTCTTCGGTGGTGATGACTAGCTGACCATCCTCTAAGTAGAAGTCCTGTACGAAGGCTCTAAGCTGGTAGCCTTCTAAGGATTTCCTATCAAAGCCTAGACCTGTAAGTACGCTTCCTACCCAATCTGGATGTTCCGACTCTTTCATCTTGAGGAGAGCATCATAGATCTCTTGTAGCTCATTCTCCTCTCCTCTGATGGTGTATTGTATTGAATCCCAGTTTGGCATATTAGTCTGATATTAAGAACTCGTTGATGTAGATGTAGTCGTCAGTGCCCTCGTCGTAGGCCTGGTCGTTGTTCCAGCACTCTACCTCTAAGAGCTCGGTGAAGCCGATGTCTGTGAGCTTGTAGGCGATGTCAAGGGCTTCGTCCTCTGTCTTGACGTACTCAGTGCCAGTCTTGTCTCCTACCTTGTAGTCTACTCGGTATCTCTCAGGGAAGTACTTCCCTTCCTCATCGTTGGTCTTGAGTACTCCACACTCGCGCATTACCTCGCGATAGTAGATCTTGATATCCTTGAACTCCTGGGCTAGGCAGTGCATGAACTCGGACTTGCCATACATCTCTTCCGTCTCAAGTCGTAGTGTGATCTGTGGCTCAGACATATCGACCTCGATAGAGTTGAGGTAAGAGCGCGGGCAGACTACTTGAGGGTCACCCTTGACGGCACCTAGGTCGTATAGCATACCACCAAGCCAGGTGTTGCCATTGTTCTGCATGTACTTGTTGATAACGCCATTGATGTACCCTAGGATCATCTGAGGACCTTCAATGACGTACGATAGTGATGAGTATCTTGCTGTATCCATTGTTATGTTAGTTTATGTTTTACTTTGTGAGCTCATTTCAGCCCCTGTTGGAGCTTCAAAGTTCCCTCCTGGGTATTTGTACCACTGAGGGATTCTGCGGCCTCCTGGAGCTGTTCTACGCTCTTAGCCATAAAGAGGAGCTTTGAGAAGGTGGTACCTGCGCTGTCGGTGATCAGGTAGAGACCGAAGTAACTCTCTGCTTCCTCATTAGCGTCTATGGCGTAGAGGACCTTGTGGGTGGGTGTGTCCTTGAGGAAGGCTACAAGACCAGGCTCGAAGTCTGTGTACTTCTTGTTGGTGTCTGCTATCCACAGGAGACCGGGCTTTTCATTCTTTCCCTCTTCCTCATGGTCTTTGAGGAAGGAAAAGATTGCTGATGCAGCTACTATGCCTCCGAGGAAGAAGATGATGATGTATCTAAGTAATTCTCTCATTGTGCTTATACTAATAAAGCCCACACCACCGTGTTAGGGCGATGTGGGCGTTGTGGTTAGAGTGTGATAGTATCTCTTATGATCTGTAACATGAGCTTCATATCCATGTAGCCCTCGTGTTCTGCTCGGACTTGGTCGATGAAGTTATCCTTTGGTGATTCCTCTCGCTCTTCCACTTCCTTCAGAACATGCTCTGCAGCTTCCTTGATTTGCTTTAGTTGTTCCACAGGTGCTGATGGTAGAGTCTCTTTGGGCATACCATCCTCATTGAGGTAAAGTTCTTTGATTTTATCCATGATAACCTCACCTACCTTGGTCATCATCCCGGCGTGCAGGTACTTAGCTACGTTAATGATGAAGTCTTTATCTTCGTCCTTGACTCTATCCTGAATAGCGAAGAATACGATATTGGCGATGGCTTCTGGGTCGACCTTCTTCACTTTTCGCTCCTCTTCAGGCGTATCTAAGTACTTGATCAGTTCCCGCTTGACGTAGTCTAGTGCCTTGAGGAGATCATCCTTACCGCCCTTATCACGGAAGCGGATAGCATACTTGAGGATACAGCCCTCAGTGAAGTTCAGCTTGAGGTCTTCTATGAGCTCGATGGGCTGATAGTCATATCCTTGGTAGTGAGTACCGCCTACCTGTGTTAAATTTAGCTTATCCATGTCTTACTTGTTCTCTGTATTGAGTTCGATGTTTCTACTTATCGTTTTGAGTAGAGACTTTATATTGTCATAGTTACGAGCCTTGGCTTTGTCCCTTATAGACAATCTATACCATTTGACCTTTTCTTCTTCTGCCTCGGCTAATCTCAAGGCCTTGTCTATATTTACCTTGATTAGCCTGAGCAATTCTCTATCGTCATCCATTGATTATCTTATGGATTCTTGTGATGAATGTTTCTGCGTCATCTATTTGTTCTTTTAGGTCTCTTAGCTCTTGGGTTGATGGGTACCTGTTTTCAACCTCGCATCGCTCTATGAGACTGTCTAGGTTATTCCACAGGTCAATGAGTGATTCTGATGCATCACTGAGACTACTCAGTATAATTTCTCTTTTACTCTGCTCCATGTTGGTTCTTAGGGTACTCTATCGCCATCTGCATATCGATGAGGTGAGCAAGCTCCTTCATCTGGTAGTTGCAGATGAGCGTGATTACGATCATGAGGAAGTCCTGAGTTGTCTCGTCAAACTCCTTCTGCGAGACAAAGTCACAGACCATTCTGAGATTATCCATCTCCTCAAGGACGATACCATAGCTTGTCACACGACTTGGATAGCTATGACCGAACTCAGCGTAGTTTCTCGCTTTCTTCAGATCCTGTAGGCCGTTCTTCTTGCGATATCGTACGAGATATTTGAGGATGTTACCCTGGATGAAGTCGAACTTCATGTCAGTGATAAACTTGATAGGCTCGTACTGATAGCCCTTGTAGTGAGCCTCGCCTTGGTATTCTGCTTTTTCCATATTGTTACTCTTTTTCTTTTGTGAGTTGAATTATCTCTTCGTCTAAGTCGATGCCAAGGATCCATCCGATAAGGAAGAGATCCTTCATTGCCCATAGAGTGTACTTTGCGTCCTCCATGCTTCTGTACACGTTTGCTGCTAGTCTAGCTTCAAAGTCAAAGGACTTGATATACTCTGAGGTCTTCGGGTCCGTCACAATGCCCTTGTGATAGAACGCTGGAAGGATGAACTCGTATGTATATGTTGGACTTTCTACGATCTCTGTTATCTCGGCATTCTGTATGACTGTTTCTGCAATCATCATCAGATAGTCGTAGATGTGATTGCCAGCCCCTTCAGCTGCTACTTCGCCTTCCTTGTAGTTTCCGTATTTGAGGAAGCCGATAAGTGTACTCACTCTGTGCGCCGCGAGTCTTGTCTTATTCTCGTCTGGCCTCACTTGTAGCTTTGCGTTGTAGATTCTTAGTGCATCAAGCATCTCTACGTATCGCTTACGTAACGATGTTAGTCCTACTTCTTCCGACTCTTTGCCGTTCTCTATGCAGATTTCTCTTGCTGTCATATCCGTATGGTCTTGTCTTACTTGTTGCGTTTCTTTCTTCGCTCTACCATCTTATCCTCCGTACGAAGGACCGAGAGTAGGAGCGTCATCGTTGCTTCCTTAGTGAGCTGCTTGGGACTAGCATCCTTGTCATCACGATCCCAGAAGTGATGGTACATGAGGAGACCAGGGCCTGTGGATTCCATAGTTAGAACTCTCTCGGTTCTTATGATGTACTCTACTTGCCTGTCTGTACCTGTGAACGTCTTAGCGTGGAATACGCCATCGACCTCGTTGTACGCAGGGATGACGACATTGAGCTCTACCTGTCTCCTCATCTCCTCAGGATCGTACTGCTTGGGCATCACGGCATACTCCCATTCCCAGAATCGATCTACAAGGATATTAAACACCGCCTCCCTAATTCTCTGTCGTACGAAGTTGTTGTCTACTGAGCTCGTTCTGAAGCTGGCGTGGTCAAACTCTTCCAGGAAAGAGTAGTTCACGTATGCTGCTGCAATGTGAGATGCTGCGTATGGCCCCCTGAAGAACGTCAGGTGTACTCTACGTTCGTTCTCGCCACTCAGTCTCTCCTCAGTGTGCTGGATGTAGTAACAGTACTTCTTGCTGTTATTAGGCACCATGAGATATATGGCCTTGAGTGGATATGCGTACTTCCACGGCCACTTGAGCTTGCATCCTGAGGGTAGCTCCACAAGCTTGTTCATAAGCCCCTCAGCGGTCTTTCTGTCCATTAGTTATGCTTTGTTAGTCGTTCTACTGTGCCGAGCATGGCAGCTGCTACGGCGAAGAGTGTGGCGTACCCGATCACTTGACCTATAAACCACAGGAAGATGTTGATATCCTCCTCTTTCCATCCGTAAGTGCAGATGAGGAAGAGGATACCAAAGATTGAGATTACTACTGATAGTGCGTACTGAGCGTTGTTGAGATATGGCTTCATAATCGTATTGTTGTTGTGCAAAGGTACCCCTAATCTTTTAGGCCGTAAAGGTCCTAAGGCGTAATGTGCTAAGGATACCCGCTAGTTAGACTGTCTTCTCCTCAGGAACTTTTCCTCAAGCCCCTGTTAGCTTGCTGGTCAATGCCATCTCTATGTATGTGTGTATTCCTATACTCATGGTATAGCATCAAGGGTAAAGCGCAAGGTCCGATGTTCGCATAGTACGCCGCTCCCCTATTTCTCCCTTCCTCAGGCAACCTACCACCACCTTACAAATGGCAGGCCGCACAAGGAGAACTGAAAGCAAGACGTACTATGTGAACACCCCCAATACAAGCGGCAGGTGCGAAGCCGGAGTTTCCAGCGGCCCACACGCCGGTCGTATTAACCCTGTATTCGGCTATAAGCGCGTAGCACTTATAGTCCGCTTATACAAAAAAGACCTCCCTAAGGAGGTCTTTGCGCTCTACGCCTTGTAGAGGACGATAGTCTGATGGGTCGCCTCGTGCGGTACTGGTCCGCAATAGACGGTGGCTCCCCATCCGATGGTCTTGCCACGGACGACCTCTACAGGCTTCTCCGTGGTGAAGTCAAGACACATACGTGATGTGTCCTGATTATAATAGACGAGCTGACGCTTGATTCCAGCCTTGCGTACAAGGTCCAGGAAGTCGCGTAGCATCTGATTCCCAGCGGAAACGATATCAATCGCCTCAATGACCGAAGTCACTGAGGGATTGAGTTCGTCCAAGATGACCATCTGGTTCATAGCTGTAAGGCTATAAGAAGTTCATCCTGTAGCGTGGGTCAGCCTCGTAGTTGCCGATGAACAGGTTGTACCCGGCAGGCTGATTGTCTACGATACGCATCTGGAGGTTCACGTGGAACACCTGACCTGTCTGCTGCGTAAGGGCGAGCGCATCCTCGAAGACTTGTGGGCCTTCCTTGGTGCCATTGACCCATACTGCTGTAGGCTTGCCATCTACGCTGATGAAGGCCTGCTGGCGGTCGCCATACTGCGTCTTCATCACAAACGTACTGAGCACGCCGAGCTTCTTGAGGTCGGCCATCTGCGTAAGCTCGATGGACTTAGCCGTAACCATATAGACACGTGGACGCTCAACAACGGTCTCAACAGTCTCCTCAAAGGGATTGACTGGTGCGGCCTCAGCCGTCTCAACGCCGTTTACGTGCATACCCTGAACTTCGGCGTTGTTAAGTTCAGTTGCGATGTTGTTCTGTGCAGCTTCAGCTGCGTTCTTCTTCGTACGTGCCATAATTATTATACGTATTTGAAGTGATGCTCCCTTCCCACCGTGGGTCGGGTAGCGGCGGTCCTTAGAGCGGACCATACTTGGTGAACCGAAGTCAATCGGCGGTACCTGCAGTTCCGTGCAGGCGGTAGAGACGTGGCGATGCTTCGCACCGGCAATGTAGAGGCCGGGAGGATGGCGAAGGCGGAGCCACGGACGGCAGAAAGCCCCGACAAGGGATATCCCCCGCAAGAGGCAGGGCTACCAGCCGGAGGATACCATCCGGAGGTCGTCGGTCTTTCCAGCGAGCACCTCCTGGTATTTGATGTAAGCCTTCTGATCGCGGATGGCATCATCAATAAAGCTACGCAGTGAGCGTCTACGGTCTCGCTCGTCTTCGGCTGCGTTAAGGACGGCTACGTAGTCTTCCTTCTCTGCATACTGCTCCATAAACTCAGCCATTTCACGGTGAGCCTTAACGAGTTGCATAGCAAAGATGACTTCGGCTTCCTCAGAGATTAGACATAGGTCAAGCGTAGAGTGCAGCTCATCGAGCATAGCTTCGTCTGAGAGTGCTTCACCGAATTGCTTGAGCGTTTCCTGTGGGATTCTATATGCGTTCATAATCGTGTTGTTATTATAGGGTTAGTATGATAAAGCCACCTCCCCCGGTGTGGGGAAGGTGACTGCTGTTATTAGAAGGGGAGACAGTCTGCTTCGTAGAGGCTGGCGTGGAAGTTGTCATCAGCTTCGAGACGCTCCATCTCCTCGTAGTCCTCCTCAGTGAGGCGGGGAGTGTGATCTCTACACAGCTCTACCTTACCAGTCTCCTCATTAAGGATGAGGTCGAAGTCATCATCAAAGAAGGCAGCTTCCTTGACCTCATCGGCTTCGATGATCTGCTCGAAGTGAGGGCAGACGACTCTATAGCCATCGCACATCTCGATGCTGTAAGGCACGCCATCGTGAAGGTAGATATCCTCATCGATGTCAGCGATATCGTTCTGGAGGAGGATGTAGAGCTCGCGGTAGATACCACGATAGTCCCAGTGCGTGGCTTCCTTGATGATCTCCTCAGCGATGGACGCAGGACCATTACCAGCCATCCCAAGGACTACCTCCTTGACAAACTCTATATCGAGATCGCTAGATGGCTTCTTACCGACGAGGATCTGGGCATCTCCGAAGTTGTAGATGGCTTCAGCGACACCCTTATAGGTGGTGCCTAAGATCACCTTCTCTTCAGGGATGACGAGACAAGGACAGTTCCCGAACTCAGCCTCATACCAGGCATCGTAGGCAGCCTCTTCCTCCTCAGGAGTAAGGACTCTTTCTTCCTTCTTCTCCTCAGAAGTAGAGAACATCTCATCCATCTCAGCCTCGAAGAGGATGTCATCCCCCTTCTCTTCCTCAAAACGATCATCATTGTTAGACATAGTAGCGGACAATTCACGGAGGTTCTTGATTGCTTCCATTGTAGTAAGGTGTTAGGAAGTGAAACAATAATGAACACCACCCCAACCAGGATGGTGTACGACAGATAACACAAGGCAACAACAGCTAAGTATAGCCGTAGCACACACCAAAAAAGATGTAGCTGTAGACAGGGAAATAGCCGGAAAGAAGGCAGCCCACCCTTCCAGCAATCGTATCATCAGGTCGATACTAAGCTTGGGTCTCAGCGTTGTTTCCTTGTTCACACGGATTGCCGTGCGCAGAGGAGGTGTATTATCTCCTGAGGAAAGGGGAATGGTAAT